TCACTGCAAGCCCGAGCTTGATCGCGAACGACGCATCAGGCGCGCAAACGATCTCCGCCGTGAACTGCACCGCGTTCGTGAAGCGGTTGCGGACTTCAAATTTCTCGGTTTGCGCGGCGGCGGGCGCGACGGTTTCGGTTGTCATGATTTCTCCATCCCCCTCGCGCACCTTCGACGCATCAACGCTTGCTTTGTCTGTGGTCATGAGCGTGGGTCCTTCAGATGCGAGGCGACGGCGAGGCCGAGAGGGGTGAGGGCAAGCACGTATTGATCGCCGCGCGGTTCATAAGTGGCGAGCCCTTGGTGGATCGCCGCACGATCTCCAAGAACGCCGTAAATTAGACCGTCCTGCGCGATGCTCTGAACGGCGAACTTCACCCCCCAACCCAGCCCCCGCGCGATCTCAGCCGCTTTTTCCTCAATGCTCATGTGACGGGCTCCAGCCCAAGCACGTCACGCAATTCAGCCGCGCGCATGTCGTAGGTATCGATATCCAGCGAGCCGTGCGGGCCGAGTTTGATGGCTTCAATCAGGACTTCGCGCATGACGCCGAACGTCCATTTGCGGTCGGCGAGAATAAGATTCGCGCGTTTTTGGGCGTGGGCGTAGGCGTGGGCGTAGGCGTCGGGGTAGGCGTCGGCGTAGGCGTCGGCGTCGGCGTCGGCGTCGGCGTGGGCGGAAGCGTAGGCGTCGGCGTAGGCGTCGGCGTAGGCGTCGGCGTGGGCGGAAGCGTAGGCGTCGGGGTAGGCGTCGGCGTCGGCGTCGGCGTCGGCGTGGGCGGAAGCGTAGGCGTCGGGGTAGGCGTCGGCGTCGGCGTCGGCGTCGGCGTCGGCGTGGGCGGAAGCGTAGGCGTCGGCGTAGGCGTCGGCGTAGGCGTAGGCGTGGGCGGAAGCGTCGGGGTAGGCGTCGGCGTAGGCGTCGGCGTCGGCGTCGGCGTCGGCGTGGGCAGAGACTTTCAGATGCGCTCTCGCCGCCTTGACGGCGACATTGAGCGCATCGGGTGTTTCCGCCGCGCGCAGCGTCGCTACAAGTTCGGTTTTGCCGATTTTCTCCAGCCGCACGCAGAGAATGCGCAGGACGATCTCGCGCATCACGAACCATGCACGCGCCTTGCGGCTCGGTTCATCACGCGTGCCCGCCAGCATCGGCAGAAGCGGCTTCAGCGTGTTGCGGTCTTCCTGCGTCGGCGCACGGTCGTTCACATTGATCGCGATCGACGTCAGGAACGGACACGCGCATTCAGGGCGGTCCGTGACCATCTGCGCGCCGTCAAACCACGACACCATTTCCATGATGCACAGGCCGGCTTTCGGATCGCCGCCGCCGGGGCCGCCGATCAGGTTGATCTCTGCGATTTTCGTGAAGTCCATGTTGTGCTCCTTCTTTTTCTCAATGCTCATGGCGCCGTTCCTTCCTGCCCGATCAAGTTTCTGCGCCATCATGGTGCGCTCTGTTTCAGACGCTGGGCCGCCGGGGAGGTCGTCGGTCATGATCTCGTCTCCACTGTCCCGTTCATCCGCTTGCGTTTCGTTTTGTCGAAGCCACGGGAGGGACCGAATGGGCGGGCGGGGATCTTCGCGGTCTTGCCGGCGGCGCGGCGGGCCTGCTGGCCTTTGCGACCGCCCTGGCGATCCGCTTTGTTCATCCGAGGATTGTCCTCGTTCACGGTCTTCAAATACGAGCAGCCCCAGCGCCAGATGGAGTTGGGCTTGCCGCTGTTTCCGAGCCCAACAGCGAGACCGTGTTCGGCAATCGTGCGTTGCCCCGCGAGCGGACGCCCACAGCCGCAACCGCACAAGCCGCCTTGCGCTGCGATCATCTCGCTGCGTTCCTTGGGAGTAAGGGAGCGGCGACGGCTCATGCGCAGTCATCCGCAGCGCGAGCGTTGATGGCGATAGCCGCAAGTGGGCCGGTGGGCGCATCGATCACCTTGACTGGAATGGCGGCCACGACGCGGACCTCTGGCGCCGGCGCAATCACCTTAGCCTTGCGTGGCGCAAGCGTGTCCGCGCCTTCGCGGGACTTCGCTGCTCGAGCCCGGCGGCGCGTGACGCTCGCATCGTACTTCTCTGCCCGTCCGAGATGGTGTTCCCGACGTTGGGCCTTGAAGTCCGCCATGAGGTCATCGCCTCGAGCGGACGCTCGCGCGAGAAGGGCGCCGATAAGGTGGATCATGCGCGCTTCTCCATAGGCAGGCGGTCAATGCCCTCACAGGACTGGATCGCCATTTCGTTGAACGCTGAGGGGTACGCCTGGTTGAAGTCCTTCGCGTAAGGACCGGACACGCAGATGCGCAGCGGGCCGACTTCATCGCCTTCCGATAGCCGCGCGATCTGCTCCTGCTCCGCGAGCGGATGCAGGCAGCGCGAGAAGCCCTCCGCTTCCGCGCGGTACTTGCACGGAAAGCACAACGTCGCGCGAAACTCCCGGCTCATGGCTTTGCCTCCCGGAGAAGGGGAGCGAGCGGAAGGATCCTCGCGAACCGCGCCGCGGAGGCGAGGCGTTCACGGCGCTTTTCCGCTTCGCGCTTTTCCCGCGCTTCTTTCAGATCGAAGAGGCGGGCCATGCCGGGGGTGTTCGGTTCGGTCATTTGTTCGTCCTCAAAAACTTGCCGGAACGGCGGCCCATCAGCGCCCGCCGCCGTCCCGGCTCCGCTCTCAACTCGCGCTCTGGGTGGGGGGACGTTCGCGAGGTGGGAGCGGGATCTTGGTCATTGTGCCGGGCTCTCCGAAGCCGGTGTGAATTTGGAGCGCATTGCCTTGAAGCGGCCGTTGAGTGCGGCGCGTTCGCCCGGAGCGTAAGCTTTCAGCTTCTCGACGGTGGCGTGTTCGGCTTCCCAAGCGGAGAGCTTGGCGGCGTCGTCGCACGCGTCGAGCGCGGCCATCGCGCCTGAATAATCAGGCTTGAACGTGATCGGCGCGGCGGCCTCCGGCTTCTTGTCCAGCACCGCAAGGATCGGGTCTGCCTCGCGCGTGTGGTCCAGGTAGGCGGCGTCTTGGATTTCGACGCGGCGACGCTCGCGAATTTCCGACAAGCCGTATTGCGCGTTCTGGCTGATTTTCGACCGGGCGGGGCCATCGGCCTCCCATTGTGCGTCGAGGTCATCCTCGCTCTTGCAACCCTCAAGGGCCTTCGTCATGCGATCGACAATCTCGTCTTTCGCCGCACCGCGCGTGAAGCTGGAAGGCGTGGCGACGGATGGGCGCGCGCCGCCTATCGCCTGTGGCGTCGCTGTGACGGTTCGCGTCCCTGCGTTCGTGTCTTCCCCTTCAGGGAAAATCCCCAGCAGGGACAGTAGCGATGAACGTCGCGCCATTGTCAGCGCCGCCGCCATGTCGGGATGAGATTTGCCCGCTTGCGAAACCGGATAGGTCGCTTCCGTGCTGTCGCCGGTGGCCGCGTGATGGATAGCGGTTTTCACCACCAGCCATTCGCCTTCGATGGCGGTTGGCTGTAAAAGCACTAGCCCGTTTTTCGTGAGCTGCGGGCGCACGACTGCGAGCACCGCCGGCAGCGTTGCATAGTCAAACGTGCGGCCTTCGACTTCGCCCTTGGCGTCGTGGAAAATCGCCTCGATCTTCGCTTGGACTTCCGCGAGCGCGCCAAGCAAGCTGTCTGGTTTAGCCTTCGCCATGTCAGGCCGCCTTGCGAATGGGAGTGATCGAAACGCCGGGGATAGGGGAGTCGCCCTTTGTCGCGCGGGCTTGCGCAGCGGCGACCTTGCGTGCGGCTTCCACGACGTCGGGATGTTTCGCAAAGTGCGCAACCAGCATCGCCGGGTCCGTCACCGCAACGTCGTACCCGGTGACCTTGAGCGCCGCAGCGCGGCCACCTTCGGCCGATGCGATCTGCACGCGCTCGGGCATCTTTGCCGCCGTTGTCGCGGCGACCTGGGCCTGCTCTTTGGCTTCCGTCGCAAGCTCTTCCGCGTCGAACTTGTCGAAGGCGTCGCCGGTTTCTTCTGCCAGCTTCGCCGCCGCTTCCGCTTCTGCGGCAAGTCGCGCCTGTTCCTCGGCGATGCGGCGCGCCTCGGCGGCTTCGGCCTTGATGCGGGCTTCTTCCGCCAGAGCGAACTTCGTGAGCAAGGCGCCAAGCGCTTCACCCGCCGCCTTCACCGCAAGCGCCAGCGGCTTGTAGTTCTGGTTTTCAGTTTCGGCCGCCTCTTCGTGAGGCTTCATTGCCTCGCGACGCGTGGCCTCGATTTCCTTGAAGAGCTTGCGTCCGTCATCCGCCAGCGCCTTCGCAACGGACGCGGTTTGCGAGGTGATGCCTTCAGCCTGCCACCGTTTCACGTCGGAAGCGAATTGTTCGGTGCGCGCCAGCAACGCAGCGACGCCGACGCCGATGTTGTGTCCAAATCCAGCCATCAGTTCTTCCCCCAGTCTCTCGGATACCCGTTCACCATGTCGGAGCGGATGGTTGCCGGCGCCATGCGAAGGGCCTTGTGAAAGGCGTCGTGTCCGACAGTGATCCGGACAGTGCAGCCCTTCTCCCGCCAGTAGGCTTCGATGCGTTGCTTGAGGGCCTCTGCGCCTTTTGTGGAGCAGGGCTCTTTGTGATCCACGTTCCAGTAGGTCATGTGAGGTCCGCGATGGCTTGAATGTCGGCGACGGGAAGCATCTCGGTGAGCTGTTCGCGGATGAACGCGCGCGCCCATGCGATGCGGTCTGCATCCTTGATCGCCCGGCGCTCGCCGCGGTTCATGGCGGGGAAGTCGAGCGCATCGTGACGGGCTAGCTCGCGAAGCATCGGCGCGCATGCGGTCACGGCGGCGTCGATGGCGGCGCGGATTTCCCGCAGCCGTTCCTCCGCTGCGTCGGTGTAGAACTTCTCGTTCGCCGCTTCGTGGCGCTCCGCATCGGCGCGGGAGAAGTCCTCAAGGCTCTCATGTGTGAAGGCGGGAGGGAAGGCCATCAGCGCTCCTCCAGCGTTTCGATGATCTTCGAGCCCATCGAGGTCGCGAGAACCTCGCAGTCCTCGACGAGGCACATGCGGTAGTGAAGGTCGGACTTGCGCAGCAGGACCGCGGCGCGGCGCGCATTGTCGCGAATGGCTTGGAGGCATTCGATCGCTTCGTCGCCCGCGCGGGCGCTCTCCGCGGCGGCTTGCGCTTTCGCTGCCGGCGTCTGCGGCTTCGGGAGGTTTGAGACCACCCGCGAAGCAATGGACCCGAAGGGAGTGAGCCCGGCCATCACGCCCGCTCCTCGTCAAACACCCGCGCTTCGACCGTCGCGGTGATGAACCCGATCCGGTCGGCGATGTGGCGCAGCTCAGCGACTTCTTCCTGCGTGAGCTTCAGCCCGGAGAAGGGCAGGTGCTCGGCAAGCGCCTGACGCAGCGCGGACTCCGAAAGCTCAAGGCACGAGACGGCGCAGTCGGCCTTCTCCTCGTTGACCCGCGGGCGGCGGGGGGCCTTTGCGCGGCCCGGAAACTTCGAGACGGTTGACACTGGGGTCTCTCCCGGCATCGGCGAGTGATTCGCCGCTCACAGGAGGGAATATGCCCTAGGGGCGTAGTCTGGTCAATACCCTCGGGAATAATTTTCGGAACGACCGACCCAAAATGGGCGATCAGCTCGAAATATCTCACCAGAATTTCATGCTGGCGGACGAGATGGGCGTGTGTCCGACGGTCCGCCAGGAAGCCGTTGCGGGCGCGAAGGTGGCGATCCTCCGTCTCCTCGATGAGCCCGATCTTGAGGAGCTTGGCGATCTTGCGGTGCGCTGTCTGATGGGGGATGCCCGATATCCGCACGATGTCCACACGCCGTACAAAACCGCGCCATTCGTCGGGCACGAAGGCGACCTTGGCGAGCTTCTTCCGCGCCCGCGCGTCCTCGATGATGGGCCGCATGCATTCCCGCAGGACGATGCACACGATCAACAGTTCATCCATGTCTATGGAGACGCTTGTGCGCCAACTGTGGATAAGATCGATCGTCGTGTCGCAGGCGGCGAAAGCCGTCGGTCGCGACCAGAGAGGGGCGGGCGCGTCTACTCGTCGGACCAGTTTGGCCGGCGCAGGATCACTTCCACCGGGGCCGCCCACGCGATCTTCACGTTTTCGAGAGGCTCCGCGTTCAGACTCTCTAGAGTCCATAGATTCGGGGCGATTCCGCGCCGTAGCGTCTTCACGTACATCCGCTCGTCCGCCGTCTCCACGACGCACAGTTCGCCGATGAACTGGACCGGGTTTGCTTCTTTTCGCCAAAACACCAACACCTGCCTGTCACGCAGCAGGGGGAGCATCGAAGATCCCCGCACAATGACCGCTTCGGCGCCTTCCGGCGCTGTCGGCGGCGCTTCGATTGTTTCCAGCCCCTCAATCCGCTCGCGGATCACTTGCTGGCCTGCACCAACATGTCCCATTACCGGAGTGAGACCCATATTGGTACTCAATGCAAGCGTTAAGTGAGGGGCGCTCAGGGCATTCGCGATGCGGGCGAGCCTGTCGAAGCGGGGCATTTTCTCCCCGCGTTCCCATTTGCTGACGGTTCCCTGAGAAACTTCAATGGCTTCGGCCAGTTCGACCTGTGACATGCCGGCCGCCTCGCGGGCGGCGATCAACGCTTCGCTGAATCTCATCGCCTCCCCCTACGCCCATACGCCCCGAAGGCATAAATGCTCTAGGGCGTGGCCTGCCGCCTTGACTTCACGCCCCTAGGGCATATTCTGGCGCGAGTCATGAAGACGTTCCGCCAGATCATAGACCTGTGGGCCAGCCATCAGGACTTGCGCCGCGACCTTGCGGCTCAAGGGATCGTCCTTAACAAGATGTCCGTTACCAAATGGGTCACGCGGGACTACATCCCGCCGAATCACTGGCCTGCGGTGCTTTCGTCGGCGGCGTCCCGGGGGCTCGCCGTCTCCGAGGCCGACCTCATCGGCGCGATGAAGATCACGGTGGCCCGGCGCGCCCGTGAGCGCGAGGAGCGCCAGAAGCGCGCCGACCCCGATCCGAAAACCTCCCGAAGCGTCGAGACGGCGGATTCAAGCTGAGCCGCTGATGACGACCTGACCGCACGACGGGCAAAGGGGCCGCGGCGGTTTCTCCAAGGGCACATGGGCTGATGGATGGAGAAGGGCATGGAACGCCCAACGATCACGCGCGCGCCAGCGCTGCCTTATGTCGATCTGGCGCCGGTCTCCGATGAACTCATGGCGGAGATCAGCAACGACCTCTCGATGACATGGGTCGAACCTCCGCGGGAAGCGGAGATCATCCGCCTCACGCCGCGCACTGGCGACGCTTTCTTCGACGGGGAGGGCGGCCAATGACCCGCTTCTTCGGCGGCATGTTCGGCGTCGCGCTCATCGCCGCGGTCGCCTGCATCTTCAAGAGCGCTGAGTTGATGAAGGTGAAGGGCTCCACCTGGGCCGATGTCGTGGCCTTCTACTTCTTGGTGCTCATAGCCTTTGGCATTGGCGCGATCGCATGGAAGTTCGGCGAGGCGATCTTCTCTCGTGCGGAGAAGGCGCAATGACCGCCGCCCTCGTCACCGCGCTCGCGCTTGCCATCAAGGGTGTCATCGTCACGGCTTGCGCCTTCGTCGCGTGGGTCTGTCTTTTGTCGCCGAGGGACAGGACATGAGCCGCGCCCGCCCCATCACCGACGCGCAACGGGAAATTGCGTGTGCGCTCTACCCCGACGAAAGCCTCTCGCTGCAAACGATAGGGGCTCTCTCAGGGATGAGCGCGCCGTGGGTCCATCAGATCGCAATGGACGCGCGCCTGCCGCGGCGACGCCCGGTCGCGCACTCCCGCGCCGACCGCAAACGCGACGAGGCCCATCACTGTTTCGAGATGGCGTGGAGCCTTTCCGAAAAAGGCAGGCGGCTTCTCGAGGAGGCGGCGCATCTCGACGGACAGGGGAGGGACGCTCGTGAGCATTGAGCAACGCATTCTCGACGCCCTGAACGAAGCGCCGGCCACGAAGGTCGATCTCGCCGACGCACTTGAACTCAAGCTCAACACCGTCGCCCGCGCGCTCCGTCGCCTCACCATCGCGAAGGAAGCCGAACTCATCCCGCAAAACCGCAGGAAGAGCGGGGAGTATCGCGCGCTCGTGGAGACAACCTCCCTGGCTGTCGAAGCGAAGGGCTCCGCCTCCGTCGCGAAAATCTGGAACCCCGCGACAGATCAAAAACCTGACTGGCTCCGGAGGAGCGCATGAGCGAAGTCCAGAGTACGCCTCTCGTCGATCTTAGGACCGTAGTCATCGGCAACCCGACAGTGGAGCGTATCGCACGCGCCGTCTCAAAAGCGCGCGGTTTCGATCCCGACCAGATCATCAACAAAGACCGAAAGATCATCGGCTGGATGGTGAACGCCCTCAAACGCATGGATGGCGCATGAAGCTCGCCCTGCGCTGCGCAATTCTCGCTCTCGGCGCATTCACCGCGCTCGTCATCTGGCTCGTGTGGCCCGCATGACGCTCTAGCCCTCTTCCAAACAAAAACGCCGCCCGGTCTTCGACCACCGGACGGCGTTTCAATCCTCGAAAGGATTCACACGTTGCGTACCACCAATATAGCCGCTTCGGCGGGCGCGCACAATATGCAGCGCTGGCCCACAGCTAATTCACTGCTTGAACCGCCGCAGAAGCCGCATGCCAACGTGGGCGGGCATGATAGTGACATGGACACCGCGACAGATTGGGACGAGCCCGACGACGAAAACCCCGACGCCCTGCGGCCCTTCAGGTTTGCCCTCGCTGAAGCGATTGAGGCCGCAGCCAAGGCGCATGACGAAAAAGCGGGGTCGGATGACCGATGACCGCGCATTCCAACCTGGAGGCCGAGCAAGCCGTCCTTGGCGCCATCCTGTGGGACAACTCCGTCCTTGAGCGGATCGCCAACTTAGAGCCCATCCATTTTGCCTTCAAAGCCCATCGGCTTCTGTTTGAGGTGATCAAGGACTTCATCCACCGCGGCAAGCTTGCCGACGGCGTGACGCTCCGCGAGCACTTCATCCAGATCAACGAGCTCGAATCCATCGGCGGCTCCAAGTACCTGCTGACGCTTATGGAGCGCTCCGCGGCGCGCCTGAGTTCGCAGCAGCGGGACTATGCCAACATCCTCGTGGATCTCGGCGCCAAGCGCGAGCTTGAGCGAATCATCGCGGAAGCGAGCTCGGCCATGGCGTCTTCCGGCGAGCCCGCGGCTGACGTGGTGTCATGGGTCGAAGGCGAGCTCCGCAAGATCGACCTCGGCGGCGGCGTCGGCGCCACGCTCCAGGAAGCCGCCATCCGCCTCATCAAACGAATGGATGATCCTAACGCCGCGGGCATGCCCACTGGCTTTGAAGCGCTCGACAAGCGCCTTGGTGGCCTTTTCGGCTCCGAGCTCATCCTCGTTGCCGGTCGCCCCTCAATGGGCAAGACAGCGCTCGCCACGAACGTCGCCCGCAATCTTGCGGGGATGGGCCGCCGCGGACACTTCGCGTCCTATGAGATGTCAGACGAAGCCATCGCCGGCCGTTCCTTGTCAGCCGCGGCGTTTGCCGGGGAGGGGGAGCGCTTCGCGTACGCCGAGCTCCGCCGCGGGGCGGGCAATGTCGATCGCAAACGCCTGAACTCGCTGGCCGCCAATCTCCCGGCGACGCTGATCATCGACGACACCGGAGCTCAGACTCTCGGACAGCTCGACGCGTCGCTTCGCCAAACGCGCCGCCGCCTTGGCGGTCTCGATTTCTGCGTCGTGGACTATCTCCAGCTCATGCGCTCCACGATCCGTGGGACACGCAATGATCAGATCACCGAAATCAGCCAGGGACTGAAAGCGCTGGCGAAGCGCTACAAGATCCCGATCATTGCGCTCTCGCAGTTGTCCAGAGCCAATGAACAACGCGACGACAAACGCCCACAACTCTCTGACCTTCGCGACTCCGGATCGCTGGAGCAGGATGCCGACGTCGTTCTGGGTGTCTATCGTGAGCACTACTACCTGTCGCGCGCCGAACCCAAGCTCGAGCACTTCAAGAAGGACGCCGAGCGCTCGCAGGAAGAGAACTTCAACCTCGCCTACTGGGAATGGGAGGCCAAGATGCGACGCGCCGAGCGCTCGCTTGAAGTCTCAACCTTGAAGCAGCGCGCCGGCCCCGTGGGCACGGATGAGCTCGACTTCTGGGACAAATACGACGTGGCGACCGACTACAGGGGCGCGGCATGACGGAAGAACTGACGCCAATGGACGCTCTGGAGGGCGACTTCATCGACGCTTGGGAGGCCCATGCCGCGGACTTCGAGATGATCGCTCTCCAGATGGTGCGCAGCCGCGCTCATAACTGCGAGAGTGCAATCGAGCGGAAAATGCTGCCGCATCTCTACATGGTTCGGCTGCGCTTTGATTGGTTGATGGCCACGGTTCTCGACAAGCCGGAAGCGGTAGTCACCAGACTCTACCAACAATTTCGGGAAGGGCCGTATCGTCTGGACTTCGCAATGACGATGGCTGTCGCCGCACCTCACGTGGACGTGAAGTTGGCTATCGAGTGCGACGGCCACGACTACCACGAGCGCACAAAGGAACAGGCCCGGCGAGATCGCGAACGCGACCGCTACCTGACAGAGCGGGGGTATCTTGTTGTCCGGTTCACAGGCTCGGAAATCTGGGCCGATGCTGTCGGCTGCGCGCACAAGGTAGGCCAGATTCTGGAAGCCGCTGCAAACCGACAGTTGAAGGTCACAAACGCCATTGAAGCGGCGCGCGACTCCGGAGCGAACGCATGAGTAGCCACGCCGTTTCCCACGCCCTGCGCAAGCGCGTCGGCTCCGCCACCTTGAAGCTCGTCCTGCTGATCCTCTCGGAATACGCCGACGAGTTTGGCCGTGTCGTCATCACGCAAAAGCGCCTTGCCGACGAAAGCGACCTCAGCGCCCGTTCCGTCGTCGCCGCACTCAAGGGGCTGGAGGACAAGGCAGCGATCATCCGCACGCGCCAGGTGGACAGCAGGGGGCACCGCGCGCCGGATCTCATCACGATCGTTGGCGTCGCGCCTGTAGAAGTGTCACCAGTTGATTACCAGCCGCAAAGCCTACCTGCGGCAGATGCATGTGGGACCAACCTGCAGCAGGTGCAGGTGCGCCAGATGCAGGTGAAGAAGCCCCATGTGAAAGAGGCGCATGTGGGCCAATTGCATGCTGGCGGAAAAGCCATGCGGCCCATGAAGAAATCCCTACCTGCAGCAGACGCATGTGGGCTTCCCTTAGCCGACTTCATAGAGATTGGAGATAACCTAGAGATACCTAAATCCTCCCCCCCTATAGTCCCCCCCTCCGTTTCGGCGGGCGACGGTCAGCGGGCGGTGGAAATCTACAACCTCGCCGCCGAACGGGCAGGGTGGGTCGCCGCACGCGGGCCGCACTCCGAGGCCCGGAAGCGCGCCGTCAAGTCCCGGCTTCGTGAGCACGGCGGCCTTGAAGGCTGGCAGCGACAGGTCGATCTCGCGGCGACGATGCCGTTCCTCGGCGGCGACAGCGAGCGTGGCTGGCGCATGAGCCTCGACTGGTTCGTGAAGCCCGCCAACTGGACGAAGATCGCGGAGCGCAACTACGCGCAACGCGAGGACTCCCTCGCGCCGAAAGCGCCTGACGACGGCCTCAGCGTCTTCCGCGCGGCCTGCACCTACCGTCAACGCTCCGGAGAGTGGCCTGCGCCCAAGGGCACGCCATTCGACGTGGCGAGCATCCCCGCGTCTGTCCGCGCACAGTTCCCCGAGCTCTTCAGCAGCGAAGGTCGCCACGCATGAACCACGCATCCCGCCGCTCCCTCTCCCGGTATGGGCTCGAGATGAGCTTCGCCGAGCAGTGCGAGATCGCCGGCATGATCTCCCGCGGGGAGGGCAAGCGCCTGCGCAAGTGCTACCCGTCATCGATCAAGGGCGCGGAGCTTTGGGCTGTTCACTGGCAGCGCCTCGGGCGCGCGGTCCCCGTGATCTATCTCACCGCCGTGAATGCGATCGCAACGGTTCTCCCGGCCTCTGTCCTTGACCGCAAGAACCGTTATCGCGAACTCGACGTTGACTGGATCGAAGAAGATGCAGACGATGAAGCCATCGACACTGACGCGCTTGCGGACGTTCTCGTCAACACGCTACGCTCTGCGGTGCGAAACGATGTGCTGGCGGTGAAGCTGAAAGAAGCGGGGGCGGGGCGATGAGCGTTGAGAAAGTGAAGTGCCATCTGGGAGACGACGGCCTCTATGAGATCGAGGTCAAGGCCGACGGCTACATGCTCGTCTTCAAGTGCTTTGAGCCCGTCGATGTGTATCAAGACATCAGTGGCGGAAAACTCTGTGAACTCCTTGGCGAAGCGGGGCAGAAAATCTCAGCGTATCTGGACCCGATAATCCGCTGACTTTCTTCAAACCGGAAGCCTTCTTCCATTCGTGCAGTAATACCGCGCTAACCAAGCGCGCGGATGAAATGCACTCATGCCTCCGACAAGTCTCGCCGAAGCCATCATGACCATTGAGTCCCTGCAGCGACAGCTCGCAGAGGCAAACCGCAAAGCCGCGTGGTCAACAGGTGCGAGAGGGGACGGCGCCATGCGCGCTGACGGCTTCACCGTCGCAGAGACCCGCATCCTCCGCGTCCTCGCGAGCACGGGCGAAATCCGTTACGACCATTTCGACAGCCTCCAGCGCCACATGTCCAACATCCGCATCAAGCTCCGGAAGATGGGCCTCGCCGTCGAGATCATCACCATCGTCCAGGTGGGTTACGAGGTGAAGCGCGGGAAGGCGACGCTGGAAAAGCTCGTGAGCGGCGCGCGCGTCACTGCGGCCAAGCCCTCCGCCGCCGCAAAGCTCGCAGCCCGCTTCTTCACCCCATACAGCACGCCCATCTTCCAGATCGGGAGCTTCGCATGAACCCCGCAACAGAAGACGCCATCGAATCCGACAAGCGCCTGAGGCAACACCTCATCGCCCTCGGCTTCATCCGCCCGGCTCGCGAGACATGGGAGAACCGCCGCTCCAACATTCGCCGCGAACTCCCGGAAACCCTCAGGAACGTCAACCCGGAGCGGAGCAATGGCCGGCAGCCCTAAAAAGCGCGCCCGTCGCGTCGCTGCCGCCAAAGCCGCAGGTCTCCTCCCTGAAGTGCCGGAGTCAGCGCCGCCAGCGCTCCGCAAGGGCGCTCGCCCGACCAAGCCCTCAGAGCCAATCCCCGCAAGCCCGCGAGACGGCGCAGGCGCGGTTGACACCACGCTGACGCCATCAGGCCCCGGGACCAAGGAGGCCCCTCCCTGGCTAAAGGAGGCAGCCGAACGCATAGAAGCCGCTGAGGCCAAGGAGCGAGAGGTTATTGATCGCCTCGCCAAGTGCGTCGCCATCCCCACCGGGGGAGGGCCGACCGAGTATCACCCCGCACACTGCGAGGCCGTCGTAGAACTCGGGTCCATCGGAATGGAGGTCGTCGAAATCGCGGTGCGCTTCGGGGTGCTCAAGCACACGCTCTACGACTGGGCGAAGCAGCACCCGGACTTCGCCCGCGCGTTCGCGCGCGCGCGCGAGGGGTGCGAGGCGTACCACACGGCCCTTATCCGCGAGCAGATGGCCCGGCCATCAATGGCGGGGAACGCCACGGCCTACATGAGCTACATGGCCCGGCGCTTTCGGGGCGACTGGCGCGAGGTCAAGGAGGTTGAGCACAACGTCACGGTCTCGCATGAGGACCGGCTGGAACGGCGCATGCGCGTCATCTCGGAGCGGCGAAAGGTGATCGATGTCAGCCCCGAAGCCGAAAGCGCCTGAGCCAGACGAGGAGGTTTACGATCTCCTTGCCACGGACTTTCCGGTCTACGCCGAGTGCTCGCTGAAGATCCGCCCGAAGGAGGGGGGAGACGAGGACTTCACGCTCAACCGGGTCCAGCTTCACCTTGACGCTATCGCTGAGCGCCAGCTCAAGGCACGTGGCTATGTCCGCATCATCGGCCTGAAGGGACGTCAGCAAGGCTTCTCCACCTACGTCGAGGGGCGCGGCTACTGGAAGACGACAAACCGCAAGGGCTACCGCACGTTCATCCTCACACACGAGGATCAGGCGACGCAGAACCTCTTCGGGATGGTGAAGCACTTTCACGACAACTGCCCCGACGATTTGCGGCCTGAGACCGGAGCGGCGAACGCAAACGAACTACACTTCCCCCGCCTCAACAGCGGCTACAAGATCGGGACCGCTGGCGGCAAGGATCCCGGGCGCTCGCAGACGGTTCAGTTTTTCCACGGCTCCGAGGTGGCGTTCTGGCCCAATGCGCAGAAGCATGCGCGAGGCGTTCTGCAAACGGTCCCGAAAGCGCCCGACACGGAGGTGTGGCTTGAAAGCACGAGCGACGGCCCCGGCAACTACTTCCACCAGATGTGCGTGGACGCGATCGCGGGAAAGTCAGACTATGAGTTCGTCTTCATCCCGTGGTGGTGGCAGGACGAATACACGGCTGACGACAGCGAGTTCGCGCCTGCGGATGACGAAAAGGCGCTGCTTGACGCCTATGGCGAAGACGGGCTGACGGAGAGCCATCTTGCGTGGCGTCGGACCAAGATTTCAGAACTGGGCGGCGTCGAGGCGTTCAAGCGAGAGTACCCCAATAGCGCGGAAGACGCGTTCGAGGTCGCCTCTCACGACAAACTTATCGACCCGCTGAAGATCAAGGCGACGATGAAGCGCGACGTCCTCCCGACGCTTGTCCGCCCCATCTGGGGGGCAGACTGCGGGCGCTTTGGCGACGACCTGTCAACTCTCGCCAAGAGGCAGGGGAACGTCCTGCTTGAGCCGATCAAGTCATGGGGAAAGGCCGATACGATGCAGTCGGCGGGACGCATTGTGAGCGAGTACGAGGCGACGCCTGAGGAAGATCGCCCCTCGCATATCGTCGTGGATGCAATCGGCATCGGTGCGGGCGTCGCAGACCGCCTGGGGGAGGTGTTTGCGGAAAACGGATGGGACAAGGGCGACTACCCCACCAAGATCGTCGATGTGAACTTCGGCGAGGCGCCATCCGAAAAGGAACGCTTCTCCAAGTGCCGTGACGAAATGTGGTGGGAGATGAAGGAGTGGTCCGAGGCGCTGGATTCATCCATGCCGGAGGACTCGGCTCTAGAGCAGGACCTCACGGCTCCGTCGTTCACGTACCTGTCCAGCGGCAAGATTCAGGTTGAGCCGAAACCGGAGTTCAAGAAGCGTCTGAAGCGATCGCCCGACAGGGCCGACGCGCTCGCAAACACGTTCTACGTTCGCCCACAGCCTCGCACGAAGAAGAAGCCAAAGAAGTCCGCCGCGCTCCCCGCAGGCGGCACATGGGGCTCGCTCTAGGGGGCTCGCTCTAGCCGCCTCTCCACGGAAGCCGTCTTCCAACGCGAGCGGCACAACCGCCCACTATGGCGGGAAACCCTCAGTCCTACACTGAACAGACGGACGCCCTTGCGCTTGTACGCACAGCGCAGGAGCGCGTCTCTCAGGGCCTTGAGTATGATCGCGAGAACCGCGACGCCATGCTCGAGGACTTGCAGTTCCTCGCAGGCAACCAGTGGGCCGCGGCCGATCTGCGCCAGCGTTTTCTCGACGGGCGCCCGACCCTCACCTCCAACCGCCTCCCGCAATACATCAAGCGCGTCGTCAACGAGACCCGCCGCAACCGCCCCTCCATCAAGTGCCTTCCCGCTGACGGGGCAGCGAACGTCCAGGTTGCGCAGGTCTTCGAGGGGCTGATCCGCAACATCGAACGCCTGTCGCAAGCGCCGCAGGTCTACGCCCGCGCGCTGGAGCAATCGGCTTCGTGCGGGGCGGGCCATATGCGTCTTTCCCTCGAATGGGCCGACGACGACGGCTTCGACACTGACATCCGCATCCGGTCCATCCGCAACACGTTCTCCGTCGTGTGGGACCCGCAGGCGGTGCGCGACGACAAGTCAGACGCCAACTGGTGCGCCGTCTATCAGGACATGAACGAGGCGGAGTTCCGGGAGAGCTACCCGACCGCTTCGGCTGCGGGATGGGATGCGGCTTCGCCTTCATCGTCCACGCTCTCCAATGTCCCCAATCGCACCCGCGGGAAGATCGTCCGCGTCTGCGAATACTGGGAGGTCAAGGAAGAGCCGACCCGGCTTGTGAAGTTGCGCCACATCTCGCCCTCGGCGATGGGCGCGGAGACGATCCTCAAGGATCCCGACGACGAAACGCTGCTTGAGGCCAACTACGAAGGCTGGCGCGTCGTCCAGCAACGCCATGGCGTGAAGCGCCGCGTGTGCATGTACCTCATCGGCGGATCGACGGTGCTTGAAGGGCCTGTCGAATGGCCCGGCGCCCGCATCCCGATCTTCACTGTCGTCGGCGACGAGACCGACATTGGCGACGTCACCGTCCGCTCGGGCATGATCCGCTTCGCCAAGGACGATCAGCGCAAGCTCAACTACGCGCTCTCCACCGACGTCGAGACCTACGCGATGAGCCCGAAGGTCCCGTGGGTCATCGCTGACGAACAGATAGAGGGCAGGGAAGACGAGTGGCGTCTGGCGAACCAGCGCCCGACCTCAGTGCTCGTCTACAATCACGTTGACAAGCACGGCCAGCCGCTTCCCCCGCCGCGGCGCGCCGATGCGATCGGCACCAACCCCGGCCTCATGGCGATGGCGGATTCCGCCGTGCAGGGGATGGAAGCCACCATTGGCGTCTACAACTCCGCGCTCGGCGCACCATCGCAAGAGCGCTCCGGCATTGCGCTCGAAAAACGCGACGCTCAGGCCGATACGTCGGTCTTCGGCTACATCGACAAGCTGAACGCCACGATCCAGGCGATGGGGCAGGAGATCGTGAACATCATTCCCGTCGTCTATTCGGCGCGGAAGCAGATACGGATCCTCGGCGTCGATGACGCCCCCACGATCATCGACATGCAGCGCACGGGGCTCGACCTCAGCGTCGGCAAGTACGACGTCGCGGTGAAGACGGGCCCCGCTTACGAGACGCGCCGGCAGGAAGCTGCAGACGGTCTCGTCGAATTGGCGAAGGTCCTGCCGCCGCCGTTCCTGCCGTACATCACGTCGAAGATCGCGATGTTGCAGGACTGGCCCGAGGCGGAGGATGTCGGGGCCACGCTTCAGCAGATCGCCGTGATGGCGGGGCTCATGCCCCCGCCGCCAGGAACCATGCCGCCGGGACCGCCCCCGGGCATGCAGCCGCCGCCGGGCGCAACGCCCCCCGGAGTACCGCCCGGACCAATGGGAGCGCCGCCGCCCGGCGCTGGCGGCGAACAACTTCAGCCCGGGATTCCTCCCGGCATTCCGATGCCGCCGCGAGGCGCGCCGCCGCCGCGCGGGCCGATGGGCCCCGGCGTCTTCCAACCAGCTTCGCCCGTCGGGGTCCCCGGACCCGACGCACGCGTAAGGCCACGACTCCCAGTCGCAGGGCCTCCGGGGATGATGGGAGCAATCTGAGTGAGCACGGAGCACAATACCGCGCCGGTCGATACGACCGCAGCGCAACCCGCAGCGACCGAGCTTCAACCGGGACAGGGCGTCCCGGCTGATGGCGTTGTTGCGGCAGAGGAAGCCCAACCGGACGCGGCTGCACTTGCAGCGGCGGCGGAAGCCGAAGCCCGCAAGGCAGAGGACAATCGCAACCGCGCAAACAGGCGGTTTTCGGACCTCACACGCGAACGCAATGCAGCGATGGAAGAGGCCGCCTATTGGCGTGGCGTCGCGGAAGCGAAGGCCAACGGCCAGAAGCAGCCTCAACAGCAAGGCCAGCAACCGGCGGCGGCGCAATCCGCTCCCGGCGGCGCGCCCGACCCGTCCGATACGAACCGCTATCCCGGCGGTGAGTTCGACCCGCAATACATGCGCGACCTCGCCCGTTTCGAGGCGCGTCAGGAATTGCAGGCCGTCGAGGCGGAACGGGCAAGGCGACGCGAGTTTGAAGCGGGGATGGAGCGGTATCACGCCGCTATCGACGCGATCGATACTGAAGAGTTCGATGGCGCCCCGACCGGACAAGCGGCCGAGGCGCTTGCGCACATCGCCCGCAAGGATCGCAGTCTCTGCGACATCATCACGGCGTCACGGAATGCAGCATGGATCGCCGAGCACTTCGCCCGGTTTCCGTCTGACATTCCCTACGCCCTGAGCCTGTCGCCGTCCGACCGCGGCCTTCTCATCGGCGAGTTGTCCGCCAAGTACGGCGCCTATGCCGCGGCTCGTCCGCGTCAGGCGCCCGCACAGCAACAGCAAGCCGCTCCGCCTCCTCAGGCTTCTCCCGCCTCCCAGTTCACGCCTCCGCCGCAAGTGGTCGGGCGTGGGCCATCTCCGACCTTCAACCCTGAAACAGCGTCCTACGAGGAATACGCCAAGGCGAGAGCCGAGGGCCGATTCCAGTAGGCGTGAGGAGCACCCACAGTGGCAAACGCTATCCTTACACCGACCATCATCCTGAAGGAGATGCTGCATCGGTTTGAAAACAACCTTCGCATGGCGTCGCTCGTCTATCGCGGCGTCGAAGACGCGTTCAACCAGAACGTCAACGGCTACAAGCCGGGCTCGTCCGTCACCATCTCGCGCCCGGTGCAATACACCGTCCGCACCGGCGCGACGGCGGCGATCCAGGACATCACGGAAGGCTCGACGACCGTGAGCGTCGATAACCAGATCGGTATCGACTTCAAGTTCTCGTCGTCCGACCTGACGCTCTCGATCTCCGACTTCTCCCGCAAGTACATCGAACCGGCGGCGATCCGTCTCGCCAACCAGGTCGATACGGACCTCCTTGCCCTCTACAAGGAAGTGCCGAACATCGCGGGCACCGCAGGCCAGACGGTCAACTCGTTCTCGGACTTCGCCAAAGGCCCGGAACGTCTCGACCTCTGCGCGGTCCCCGAGGAAATGCGGATGGCCGCGCTGTCTCCCACCGATGCGTGGGCGCTGCTTGGCAACCTGTCCGGCCTCTACATCAACGACACGGCCAAGAGCGCTCTCGAGCGCGCGAAGCTGCCGCCGATGGGCAACGTCGATCTGTACTCGATGCAGAACGTCCAGACCCACACGGTCGGCACCTACGGCGGCTCGCCGCTCGTGAATGGCGCGTCGCAGGTGTACGAGTACAGCACCGTCAAGACGACGATGCAGGGCTCGCTCATCACGGACGGCTGGACGGCGAACACCACGACCCTCGCGGTCGGTGACGTGTTCACCATCGCGGGCGTCTATGACGTGAATCCGGTGACGAAGGCGACGCTGCCTCACCTGAAGAACTTCGTGGTGACGACCGCCACGACGACCGACGGTTCGGGCAACTCGACCATCGCCTACAAGCCGGCGATCATCTCGGCGACGACGGGCGCTTCGGCGGCCTATCGCAACGTGTCTGCGGCTCCCGCCGACAACGCGGTGATCTCGGTCATCTCCGGTTCGTCCGCCACGGGCTATGCGCAGAACCTCGTGTTCCACAAGAACGCGTTCGCCCTGACGATGGTCCCGATGGAAAAGCCGGCCGGCGCCGTGGATGCGCAACGCATCGACGCCAACGGTCTGAGCCTTCGCATGATCCCGTACTACGATGGCACGAACGACGTGTCCTCGTGGCGACTGGATGGCCTCTACGGCAAGAAGGCGCTGAACCCGGAACTCGCGACCCGTCTCTACGGCTCGGCGTAACGCTCGCGCACGGGGGAGGGCCTTGCGGTCCTCCCCCAAAGCGATTCACACCCATCAGGAGTCTCTACAATGGCAGTTCGCTTTCTTGATGACGGCCAGATTGACGGCACCACGCTCGGTCAGTCGGCTTCGTCCTATTGCTCGTTCTGGGGCAAGACCCCCATCGTCCAACCGTCCGCGGCCAACCAGGGCGCGATCACGGACAACTCCGGCGGCACCGCCAACCTCTCGACCGGGGTTGCGGCGCTGACGGCGACCTACAACTCCGCGATCATCGCGAACGCGCTCGCCACGATCATCGCCCACCAGACGGCGGTGCGCACGGCGCTCGTGAACGCGGGCATCATGAAAGGCAGCGCCTAAGGCATGACCCGGCTGTTCGTTGCTATTCCGGCGTACAGCCGGGCTGTCCTTTGCGAAACCTCGGCCGCCCTGCTCAATGAGCAGGGCGTTGCCATTATGTCGGGGATAGAGTTTCAAGTCGGGTACGTTCCCGGCACCCCCTACATTCACATCGTTCGCGATCAGCTTGTGGCGCAGTTCCTCGAGAGCGGTGCGGATCGCATGGTGTTCCTTGACTCTGACGTCGCATGGGAGCCGGGCGACCTCATCCGCATCGGCATGCACCCGCACGACTTCATCGGCGGATGCTACCGCTACAAGCGCGAGCGCGAGAGCTATCCGGTCCACTGGATAGAAGGGCGCGACATGCTGCGCACCGATGACGCGGGCATGATCGAAGTCGCAGCGCTTCCGGGCGGGTTTCTCAGCCTGTCGCGCGATGTGTTCGCCCGCTTCCGGGAAGCGTTCCCGGAGCGGACCTACGTCCATGAGGGCCGCGAGTTCTTCGCCTACTTCCATTGTCCCCCGGGGAGGGGGGAGGACGGGACGTTCTGCGAAGAATGGCGGGCGATCGGCGGTGAGGTCTGGCTGGATCCGTTCCTTCGCCTCACGCATGTCGATGGCGGCAAAGCCTATGTGGGCTGCATCGGCGAATGGCTGCGTGCGCAGGCCCAATCCACACAAGAGGAGGCCGCGTGATGCCGGCAGTCGAATATCCCCGCATGATGCGCCGCAGCGTCGGCTCCACGGTGGAGTTCAAGCAGTTCAACCGTCCCGAAGACGTGGAGCCGGGCTGGCATGACGCGGAGACCGAACGTCTCGACGCGCTGAAGCCTGTCGATCGCAACTGGCCTGCATGGCGCTACCCTCCGGGAGAAGGCCCGTCTGCAGGCAAGGTGTTCGCGAGGGCGGAAGACGTGCCTGCGGGCTGGACGGATGCGCCGACAGGCGTTGACGCGCCGGTCGCTCCCGCGATCAAGCCGCCGTCCAATCCGAAGGAGGCGGCCATGCGCTACGAGAAGGCGGAAAAGGAAAACGGCGCCCTCCGCGAGTCCGTCGCGCTTCTGGAAAAACAACTCGAGGCGAAGACGAAGGAATGCGCGGCGCTGGAAAAGGCGCTCGCTGCGTCGTCGGCCATGAGCGAAGGCGCGTCGTCAGATGACCCGAAGCCGGTCAAGCGGGCGCGGAAGATGAGCGAGTAGCGGAAGCGGGGTTCCAACGCTGCGGGTAGCCAAGCGTCATGACAACTACACCACATCGAGAATCCGTCGGGGCCGCCGAACTCGTGACCTGGCGGCTTGACGCTGACGAAACAGGCGAGCCCGTTGCGGGCGCGCTTTTTGGCGACAGATGCGCCGAAGTCATCGTCGAAGGCGGCGGCACGGTTCACCTTGAAGGCTCTAACAGCGGGGAAGTGTGGGTCGTGCTGCACGATTCCTTCGCCAATCTCGCATCTCTCAGCGCCAACGCGATCATCCAGGTGATGTGCGTCCCGCGACACTTTCGCCCTCGCTTGGTCGGCGGGACCTCGGCGACGATCACGCTCTATTCCCGGAGGACGCTGCGATGAGCGAAATGACGTTGGCGGAAGCGGTTGCCGAGGTGCGCAAGTTCGCGCCCTTCATCAATGCGCTCGGCAAGCTCCGCGAAGTGGCGTTGGCTGCAGAATCCATTGAGCAGGTTCGCGTCAGCGCGGAGAAGTCCAAGTCTCAAGCGGAAGCAGCGCGCGACGCCGCAGAGCGACAGAAGGGCGAAGCCGACACTGCAATCCAGGCGGCGAAGGAGCGGGCAGCCGCTCTCGTGGCTGAGGGCGAAGACGCCAAGCGAAAGGCTTCCGAGCACGCCGCCGCCGCTGTCGCCGCCGCCAAGAAGAAGGCTGAGGAGATTGTCGCCGCCGCCGAAGCCGACGCGGCCAAACGTGCGGCCAATGCAAACGCCGCAATGGATGTTCACCGGGTCGCCGAAGCGGAAGCCAAGGCGCGCGCGCTGGCCGCTGACGGCGAGGCCGCCGCCGCTGAATCGGAGCGCGACCGCATCGTCGGGGAACTCAAAGCCCTCCGGGCCAAGCTCGGAGCCGTGGCGTGAGCAAGGGCAACACCTTCGAGAACGATCTGCTGCTGCTGATCTTCAACGCAACAGCGATCGCGAACATCGCCGACAACGCGGCATCGTCTCCGCTGACTTCGCTCTACGTTTCCCTGCACACGGCAGACCCGGGAGAGGCAGGGACTGCGGCGACAAACGAGTGCGCCTATACGTCTTATGCCCGTGTCGCTGTGGCGCGTTCCGGCGCCGGCTGGACGGTGAGCGGCAATACGGTGACGAACGCAGCGCTGATCCAGTTTCCGCAATGCACGGGCGGATCGGAGACGGCGACGCACTTCGCCATCTCCGTAGCCTCAAGCGGGACGGCAAAGGTTCTCTACAAGGGCGCGCTGAGCGCGTCGCTGGCGATCTCGTCCGGCATTCAGCCGCAGTTCGGTGCAGGCGATCTTGATGGTTCAGAGGATTGAGCCCGGCATGATGTATCGTTGCAGGCACTGCCTGCGCGAGCTTCCCGCTGACGTGTTCGGCGAACCTACGCCGTGCCCGGATCATCCCGATGGCGACGTTGACGCTGTTCCGGCCGATCAATGAGCTTCAAGCGTGTCGTCGATTTTGCCCGCGCTGGTAGCGATGACGGCAAGAACTGGACGTCTTGGATTCACAAGACCACGAGTCCGGTCCTCGGCGCTGCGGCGAACTGGGCGGACCTGAGCGTCGGGGCGGGCATTCCGCGCTATAACGCCTATGTCGGGGTTCAGGGCGAGTTTACGCCCATGATCGGGGCGGGAAACTTCGGGCTCTATACGGGGCCGGCTCCGGCAAGCGGCGAGGACAAGCTCATCCTCGATGCGTCGCTCCAGTGTTCGACCGCGAACATGGCGCCGGCATATTACATGCTGCTAGACTATCTCGGTCACTATCCGCTGATCGACATGGACTCGACCGATGCGCAGTCGATGGACAATGCGTCGGGCCTGACCCGCTACACAAGCGGGGAGGGCGTGCAGATGATGGCGGTCTGCACCGTGCCGCAGACGGCTGCGGCGACGGTCACGGTGAGCTACACGAACTCGGCAGGCGTGAGCGGCAGGACGGCGACGTTCTACGCCAACACCGCCAATCTCGGCACGATCAATTGCGCCGCCAACGCGACGGCCGGCGCGGGCCAGCGGACGCCGTTCGTGCCGCTGCAGGACAATGACGGCGGCGTGCGGTCGGTGGAGACGATCACGCTCAACGCGTCGGCTGGCGGTTTCATCTCGCTTGTACTGGTGAAGCCGCTGCTTCAGGCCATCCTTCGCGAGACCGGCACAGTCGTCGAGAAGACGCCGCTCATTCACGACGCCAGAGCGCCGAAAGTGCTCTCCGGCGCGTGCCTCAACCACATATTCAAATCCGGCGCGTCGGCGGCTTCTTCCGTCGTTCGCGGCCATGTCACTTTCGCCTGGGGATAAGCAATGGGTTTCAGCTCTCACGACGACCTGATCACCGAGATCACGACGAACGGCAAGTTCTGGCGCAACGACTGGAACAAGATCACGGGCGCAGCGGCGTACACGGCGGGCCGCTGGTATGACATGAGCGCGCTGAACGGTACTCCTGTCGCTAACGCATGGGCCGGAACGTCGCTGACGTGGCAGGCGTGCGATGAAAGCACTGGCAACGGCACGCAGATTTTCGGCCTGCGCCACGGCGGCAATGTTTCGACCGACACCAAGCACGTTCTGAACACGGCGGCGGTGACGGGCGTCGCGACAGGCGTTCCATCGATTCTGATGCTCGTGGACATGTGCGGCTACTGGAACGGCATCTCGCTCAATTCCGCGGTGGCGCAGACCCTCTCCGGCACGCCGTCGCTTCGCTACACCAACGGCGTGGGCGTCCGGGCCTATCTGGTTCCGTATTCGGGTACAGTGGGCGCTACGGCGCACAACATCAACATCAGCTACACCGACCAGGACGGCAACACCGGCAACACGCTGCCTGTGACAGTGGCCTGCACGGCCTCGGCCATCACGCCGCACATCACGCACTCGGGGACGGCGGCGAACAACTACGGGCCGTTCCTGCCGCTTGCGTCGGGCGACTACGGCATCCGCAACGTGGCGTCGGTCACCATGTCGGCGTCATCTGTCGGCACGTCGCCGCTGGCGGCTCTGGTGCTCGCGCGTCCGATCCTGACGCTGCCGCTGACGACGGTGAGCGTGGGCGCGGAGCGTGACCTGCTGAACCAGCTTCCGAGCCTGCCGAAGATCCCGGATGGCGCGTGCCTTGTGTGGCTCCTCTTCTCCGGCGCTGCGGTGGCGGCGTCCACGAACTTCTACGGCTCCGTCGAGTTTGGCTGGGGCTGATGGCGCTCCTCCAGAACCAGACCATCAACGCGCAGTATCCGGTCCGCCTCAGAGGCGGAGTGTTTTCCGGCGAGCGCGCGATGTTCGGGCGCTCCGAGCGGCGCAACGTCTTTGCAGGCGCTGCTTCGTGGTCCAACAAGTCCGGCATCCCGAGCGGCAACCTTTCGCCGTCCTCATGGGTGCTGCCGCTCAAGCCGGGCGGCATCTCAGGGCGAAGCTCTGCGGCGGGCGTGGCGGCGTTCTCGGCGTCCATTGCAGCAGGGCGCGCGCTTGCCGGCACGTTTGATGGATCGGCGACATTTGCAGGCACGGGCCAGCTTGTCGTATCCGGCTCCGGCTCATTTGCGGGCGTCGCGAGCTTTTCGGCCAACGTGGTCGCAGCGCTCAACGGCTCCGGTACCTTCGCAGGTGTTGCGAGCTTCTCCGGCGCGGTCACGGCAAAGGGGAATATCTCCGGCGCGTTCACCGGCGTCGCCGATTTCACGGCCACGCGCTACGCGACGGGCTCGCTGTCAGGCTCCTTCGCCCCGGCTGTGACGCTCGAGGCGGCGGGCTTCTCGTCTTACCTGCTTGATGAGGAAGACGTTGAGACCGGCCTCACGCTTCGCCAGGCGCTTCGCCTGATCACGGCGGCGGTGGGCGGGGAAGTCTCGGGCGGGGGCACGACGACGATCACGTTCAGGAACGCGGTGGCCGACGACACGAACCGCATCGTGGCGACGGTGGACAGCAACGGCAATCGCACGTCGATCGCCTACGATCTGGACTAGCCATGTTCCCCGGCGGGTACTTCACTCCAACGTACTGGGCTCCGGGCTACTGGGCTGGAACCGGCGAAGCGGAAATCGTGGCGGTGATCGCCACCTACATTTTCTTGCGCCGCAGGGCGCGCCGCTAAGCGGAAGCCGCCTTCCGCCCTCTCCCGCATTGAGGTCTCCTACGGGAGTCCTTGATGGCGACGGCGCGAGAGACGATCAAGAAGGGGCTGCGCAAGCTCCGCGTCATAGGGCAGGGGGAAAGCCCGGACTCAGCGACGCTGACGGACTGCCTTGACGCCTTGAACAAGCTGCTTGTGGAGATCGTCGGGTTCGGTGGTTCGCACGCCTTGCAGGGGCGCACCATCAACACCAGCTACGAGTTGTCAGCGCGCGACCCCGCGGTTCGGCTCCTCTGCCGCCACAGTTCACCCATCACGATCACGCTCCCGTCTGTCGAGACGATGGAAGTCTATGACGGTATGAGGCTCGGCGTCGTCGATGTCTCGAACAACGCATCCACAAACAACATCTCCATTGCGCGCAATTCGTGGTTGCTCGAAGGCGCAACTGCGGACCTCACTCTGAACACCAACAACATCAACCGGGTATGGATGTTTCGCGGGGATCTCGGAGACTGGAAGCGCGCGACCGATCTTGCGGTGGACGACTCCTTGCCGTTCCCGACCGATCTTGATGAGAGCATGGCGCTGATCTTTGCAAATCGTGTGGGGGGAGAGTTCGGGCAAGAGCTTCGCCCGTCCGATCTCGCGCTCGCACGCTCAGCGTTGCGCCACCTCTCCGCGAAATACGTTCCTGCCGTCCGCATGGCCCCGGATTCCTCTGTCACGCACATGGGAGGCGCGCGGCGCTTTGGGCTCAGCCAATCCGACTGGGAGAACATGACGTGAGCGAGGACGAAGCAAAGGCCGCGGAGCGCCGCGCCGCGCACCGGGCGCAGCTTCGTGCAGCGCTCCCCGCGGGGTATCAGGCGCCGGCGCCGCCGAGCCCGTTTGCATCGGCGCGCCAGATGTTTTCGTCCATGCGGGACGGGTATCGCGCGATGCGTCAAGGGCTCGACCAGGCGCCGCCGCTTCGGCAGCAGGCGCAAAACTTCCTTGACGACACGATGGGCCCGCGCGGGCGTTCGCAGTCATGGCCGCCGAACATGCGCGACCAGCTCGGCTCCTTCATCGATGACGTCGCTCCGCCCTCAAAAGGCGCGGAGTACGGCACGGCTTATGGACGTGTCGGTTCGCCGAGCGACGACACGCGCTACGCCGATGACTTCCGGTTCAATGGCGCGCCGCGGGTTCGGCTGTTTTCTCCTGCAGCGCCGCAGCAGCCTCGTCCCGCTGAAAGCCTCTCAGACGAAGAACTCATGGCTGAACTCGCGGCTCTGGAAGGGCGTGGCCAATGACCCCGGAAGAACGCGCGCAAGCGATCCGTGACGAACTTGTCCGCCGCGGGCTTCAGCCCGGAGGGCAGCAAAGGGAAGGGTCGCCTGATCCAGGGCCGTTCTTCTCGGCGCGTCCGCGGGGGCAGAGCATTCGCGACGCTCTCTTGGGCAATGAAACGCCCGAAGAGCGCGCGAACCGTTTGCGCGGTCGCGCTGCGGATGAGCGCGTGCGGCAGGGAATCGAAGCACGCGTCGGGCAAATTCCGCACGTCGGTCCGGTCCCGCTCCCGTTCATGGACGCGCCGCTCGATCCCAACCAGTCCATGGATCCCTCCGATCCGAACTCCACGCTTCGCCAGTCGTGGGCGGACATGGCGCGAGGATTCCGTGAGATGGGCGGGGCGGCGCAAGGCGCTCTCGCGGAGGAGGCCGCCAAGCCCGATATCTGGACCTCCGACATAGGCCCGTTCCCGGCGGTGCGAAAGGCCGTCGTGCCGGCGGCGCGTCTCGTCGGTCGCGGCGCTGAATGGGTGGCGGAAAACCCTGTGGAGGCGGGAACGGGCGCACTGCGGTTCGTCTATGACGCAACCTTCGGCCCGTTCATGAACTATGACGACAAGATCGCTGCAGCGGAGGAAGAGCGACTCTATCGCAACGAGCGTGAGAAGGAGGCGCGCCGTAACGGGGTGCGCGGTCCCATCCTATCTGGCCCATCGGTTCAGGAGCAGGAGTCGCTTCGCGGCGCATCCGGCGACGCGTTCTGGAGCGCGCTGGCGCCAACCTTCGCTGGCGATGCAATCTCTTTGCTGAATGGCATGAAAGGCGCTCGGCCCGCAGCCGGTGCGCTCGACGAGGTCTTCACGCCCGTCGCTCCGCGCACGCAACCGGAAGTGGTCGCCGACGCTGGCCCCGCTGCAACCCGCGCCCGCTCACTCGCCGACGAAGCCTATATGGAGCATCAGCGTGTCCCGCGAGCGGAGCGCGACGAAAGCTGGGCGGCCAAAGACATTGAACTTGCGAAGGCCGCGTGGGCTGCGCGCGAAGCTGAAGCCGCAGCATGGGGCAAAGGCCGCGCTCTCTCTGATGGAACGATGTCAGGGGGAGCGGATGCGCCGCGCCGGTTCGGTCATGCGAACACGCTTGAAGCGCGCCGCGCTCTCGACGAGGCGACCGCGCGCAACAGCGAAAATCCCTTCGCGCCAGCCCCCCGCTACGGTGAAAACGCCCTGCAAGAGCCTGTGCCTGTGCGCCCTCAAGGGCCTACGGACTTCGCGCGAGACATGCGCTTTCGCTCTTCAGACGCCGCGGATCGCGGAGCTATATTCCCGCAGGCGCAGCAAGGCGCTCTCTCTGATCCCTTTGAGCCGATCGGAAACGCTCCGGGACGCCGGGAATACGCGCCACAGATTTTCGCGGGGCGCAAAGGTGCGGAGACGCTTGCTTCTACAGGCGAGCAACGCCCCCTCGACGCCATCAATCTCGCTGAGGAGATGTTCGCGCGCGGGGCCTCCCGCGAAGAGGTCTACGCAGCAACCAATCAAATTCTTGAGGGGACGCCTTATGCGGGCGTCTCTCGTACGCCTGACGGGCAACTACGGTTTGAGATTGATGACAAGGGGGCCACTGTTTCAAGGTTTCCCCATTCGCCGTCAAACTATGAATTGGCCAATCAATATGCCCGCGACAACTTCGGAGTTCGCAGCGTTATAGACTTGCCAGTGGGTGACATTCGTCGGCAAGAGGCGATGCAGTATGGGCACCAAAAAGCGCGAACGGTTGAGGACCTGAAATCGGATCGATTTGACCTCGACACAATCCTGGATCACCCGGAACTTTACAGAGCTTACCCAACGCTGAGAAATACGCCAACGGCTAGGAACTTCGATCCGCGTTATTATGGAACCTACCTGCCGTCCACAAACACTATTCGAGTTTCTGAAGATGCTCCGATTCTCGGTCAGCCGTATGAGATGCGGTCAACAGTGCTTCATGAAGTGCAGCACGGCGGACCTCAGCAGATTGAGGGGTTTGCGCGTGGCGGCAACCCGGACACTGTTTACGACGAGGCAATTACAGCGCTGAATGCGCGAATGACTGCGCTTGTCCGCGAACAGGATACACTGCGCAGCATTATCAACGGGGGGAACACTGGCGTAGACGTATCGCCATATTTGGCGCGCCTTGAACAGGCAAAGCGGGAATATCGCGCGGCAATGAGTGAGCGTGAAGCTCTTGCGGATCCCAAAGCCAGATCTGAAGCCTACAAGAGACTTTCTGGAGAGGTCGAGGCTCGCAACGTACAAGCGCGCGAAAATCTGCCTGCATCTGGTCGCAGAGCTATCCCTCCATGGGAAACCCAAGACGTTCCCGACGCAGACCAGATCATTCGGTTTGACGGCGGAACCTCTGCATCTGTTTCCCCCTTCGAGCCTATGGGAAATGCAAGGGGCGACGATTTCTCCCGCCCTGGCAACGCCCCTCAAACAGGAGGGGTAGGCGCTCGCGCTGACAACGACCGCGGCGGGGTCTTCAGCCAGATGCGCGGCGCGCTCACCCCGGAGCCGCGCAACCTGCCGCGCAATCCGATCGCCACTGGCGTGCCTCCGGGCCGCGCGGCAAACGACCGTCCGCTCAACCCCGAGATCATTGAAGGGACCGCGAACCCGACGCCGCCGCGTCCGCCGGAATCGCTGGACGTGATCCAGCCGCAGCGCACGCCCTATGACAATATCGATATGCCTCCGGCTGCAGGCGCAAATCCTGCGGACCGGATGGCGTACATCCGCAACCTTGTCGAGAAGGAGTTCAAGGGGAACGAGCGGGAAGCGGTCGCCTACCTGGAGTATCTTCGAGACGTGCGCTCGCGCTCGCGCATGGGCGACGATTTTGCCGAGGTCACCGCAGCCGACATCGAAGCCATCCGCTCCGGCGCTTACAAGCTCCCGTCCTCCACCGTGGAAACCGTGCGTCCCATTCCCCGCGATCTCCCCGGCAATTCAGGGCGAGGGCCGAACGAAACTGGTGGCATTGGCACTCGCCTTACACCACCAGCCGGGCTCAAAGCGGCCGACGCACATTCCATCATGCGCCAGTGGATGGAGGAGCGTGGCATGGCCGTCCCGCAGAAGGGCGGCGGATGGGAAGCGTTCACCGATGCAGTGGACGGGATGCACGGACCGGGCACGGCGCAACGCATCATCGACGACATGAACGCAGCTCCGAACGGGTCCGCGTCGCTGCACTATCCCCGCGCCGGCGACCGAAACTTCTCGCCCCAACCGCTCCCCGGCAATTCAGGCCGCCTAGCTCCTGATAGTCCAGAGGGGGTGTTTGCGCCTGCGCGTCCCCGTCAAGGGGAACAAAACGCGGGAATCGGCAGCGAAACGAACGGGACGCCCCGTGAACAAAGGGGGCTCATAAACCCGGGGCGCGAAAAGGCCGCGAACGGGTCGAGCGCCGCCGCTCTTGAGGATTACGCGGACGGCCTCTCGTGGCAGGAGATCGCGCGCCGCAACGGCCATTCAGGCGCGGACTCAGCAAAGCAGAACGTGAACCTACTGTTGCGCCGGGCGCGCGCCCGCATCGGCGACGGCCACAGCATCGAAAAGGTCGCGGCGGAAAACGGCACGGACGCGGCCACGCTTCAGCGCGCGCTTGATGCGGGCGCACGACCGAACTTCCACGTTGATGAGGCGCTCGACCAACGTCTGCGTGAACTGCGCAAGAGCGAGAACGTCCGCGAAACCGCGCGCATCGCCTCCGAAGAGTTTGGGCGCCCCGTCTCCATCGGCATGGTGCAGCGGGCGATGCAGCGAGGCGCCATCCCGAAAACCGGACGCTGGCCGAACGGCGCCGCTCCAAATCCCGAACGCGCTCCCCGCGCCACGGGTCCCAAGGGCGCGCCCGTTGCCCAGGCGGACAAGGACGCCGTGATCTCTGCGGTCAAGGATGGCGGCGCTCGCACTCTCGCGGAAATCGAGGATGAGACGGGCGTTCCCATGCGCGTTGCGCAAGGCATCCTCGCCAACGCGAGGATCAATCTGCGTGGGGGCGACCCCGCCAATGTCTTTGCCCCCATAGGCATAGGAGCCACAGCAGGCGCTCTTGCTCTGGGAGCAGGGGATGCGGAAGCGGCGAGCGTTTCCCCTGACAACATCGAAGGGCTTCCGCCTGGCATCGACATCCGCAAGGGGACGTGGGTTCGCGGCGAGCGTCAGGACGTCACGCTTGGCGACGGAACGGACGCCTTCATCCGCATCTGGCAGGACGGGCAAGGAAACTATTTCAACATCCTGCAACAGCAGGACGCCGACGGCTCCATCCGCACGCTCGGCGTGGTTCCCTCCGGAGGCATCCAGTACGACGAAGCGACGGACACGCTGGGAGGCTATAGCGCTGGCAACCGTGACCTTGAGCCCGGCGTGCGCAGCGCAGGACGAATCCTCTATCCGCCCGAGGACGACGGCGAGGATCCATTCGCGGCGGCGGCTCCGTTCGCCACGGTTCTTGGCGGCGTCCTCGGCGGTCGGTATCTCGGGCGCAGGTTCGCGCCGGAGCTTCGCGACATGGCGCGCATCCGCGCGTCGGAGTCTCTCGCTGACATGTCGGCTGCGCCGCGGCCTTACGACGTGGCGCTGCGCCCGGCTGCAAGCGCGGTGGTTCGCTCCACGCCTGAGCAATTCGCTGGCGTGAGTGAACGCGTTGGCGGGATTGCCGGCGGTGCGCTCGGTGGCGCTTCTGGCGCTATCGCAACCGGACAGCCTGAAAACGCGCCCCTCTTTGCGGCTATGGGCGCTGTCGCCCCGGTCGCCGGGGAGGCGATGATCCGTAGCGGACAAGAAGCCGTGCCTATGGTGCGGGATGGTGTGAGCGACATTTTCCGCGGTGTTCGCGACACCATCCGCGACGGTCGCGAGGCGCTTCGTCCGAAGCCTGCAACAGGCTCGGCGGCGGCGCGTCGGCGTGCGCTTCCCGACACCGAGGCTCCGACCGCGCCGGCACGCCCCGCCGCGCCTCAGCCCGCGCCTTCGCAAATCTTCACCGCCGTCAACGAGGTTGAAGACGCGACCATGCGGACGCACGCGATCGAATCCCAAGGCGTTCCCCCGGTGCGGGGCCGCAAGGGCATCGAGGAGCGGAGCGAAGGCGGGGCGGCCACGCAGCTTTCCGGCAAGACCAAAGGCGTCCAGCGCGTCAGCAATGACGATCTCGAGGCCATCGCGCGCAGCGTCGGAGAAGAACCCGTCTACACGAAGAGGGGCGCTCTCAATCGCGGCGCGACCGCGCGCAAGGTCGCGTCGGTGATCCAGGAACGTCCGAAGCTGGGCCGCGTCCTTCGCGAGGCGTTCCCGCATCTGCCGCTCGCCGTGGTGATCGGCACGGCAGCGGGAGCAGGGGCCTTGTCAGAAGACGGCCCGTTCGCGCCGGTGAACTAGCCGAAGTTCGCGCGATAGATGCAGTAGGCGGCCAAGGCCAGAGCCGGCAGGACGAGGAAGTCCTCGAAGCGCTCCCGCGAGCGGAAGAGGACAAAACGCCGACCCCGGTAGCGGTCAAGAAAGGCCATTGCGCGGCTCCAGTAGCGGGCTGGATTCTGCCACGGATGAGTCCGGGCGCAAGCAAAAAGCGACCCGCATAAGGAATCTTATGAAAAGCGAAGGAAATCAAAGGCTTACGCGGATGCTTGCGATCGATAGAGTTGCCGCCGCCAATCCCCGTTTGTCGTGCGTCCGTCGCGCAGCGTAATCCCAAGTTTCCGCGCCATCGCCCCAACGCTCGACGCGGTGACGCCTTCGCGCTCTGCAACCTGCGTGCGGCTCAAGCCCCCATCACGGGCGGCCTCGAGGACTTGCTTCCAGTCTCGCGATTGGGGTCTTGCCATTCCCCAAGGCTGAATCGCGTTGGGGGCGGACGGCAAGCGGTTAGGAGCACATCATCTTCGGCTTCTCGAAGCCTTCGATGCGCTCCACGCCCGCCGCATCGGTGCGGGCATACATCGTGTAGTAGCACTGGCTTGAATAGGACTGTCCGCCTGTGACTGTCGTCGTCGTGATCCCGTTGCCGTAGTTCTGCGTGTTGGCCGTCACGGGCATGGTCCCGGAGGTGTCGATCCGCCACTGATAGGCGGTGCGTCCGTCAGGCATGGAGAACTTCGCCGCGGGCGGCCCGTAATCGACCATCACCGCCTGGACGGGCTTGCCCACATAGCCCTCCATGATCTGGGTGGCGCAGCCAGTAAGCGCAAGCACCATCGCCAAGAGAATTGAGCGTCCCATTCAGCCCTCCGTCTGGGTCGGCCCATAGCATGGAAGCGGCCTTCCGCCAATTCGGGTTGATGGGGTGGGATGGTGATCGCCGAAAATCGCGATGCCGGCTTCTGGCTGGCGGTGGCTGAAGCGCCGGAATGCGCCGGGGCTCTCTTCGGCGCACCTGCCGACATGATTGCGCAGGTTGTCGCTGACCCGGGAGCGCTGCCGCTTGCGACGGAAAATGGCGGTCTCGTCTTCCTGCGTCGCGACGGGATGGGCCGGGTCTTTGAGCTTCACACGCTCTATCGCCGTGAAGGCTGGGGCGCGGAAGTTCACGCAGCGGCGCGCGAAGCATTTGATCGCGTGTTCGAGACTGCCGATCTCGTCGTCACGCACGAGTGCGTAGACAACTGGCGCAGCCGTCCGCCGCGCTCGTTCGGTTTTCGTCCCGCCGGGCCGGTCTTCGCCAATCACATCGGCGAATTTCGCACATGGATCCTCACTCGCGGCGCTTGGCTTGAGAGCCCGGCGCGCACTCGCTGGAAGGCGCACTAATGCCGATTGTCGCTGCACTCCCTGCGATCGCTACGGTGGTCTCTGCCGGCGCGACGATCTACGGCGCCAACCGGGCATCGTCCGCAAATAATGCAGCGACGCAGGCCGCATCGGACGCGAGCGCCGCAAATCTTGCGCTCGCCCGCGAGCAGCGCCAGCAGAACCAGGCGCTCTACGCTCCCGAACTTGCGCGCGGCAATCGCGCCGACGCCTACCTTGACGCGATCCGCTACGGCTCTGGCCGCTATCGTTCCTCCCCTGCTGGAGGGGCTGGCGACGCCTATGGGCAGGAAGTCCCGGACTATGCAGGCTTCCGCGATCGGTGGGAGCCGACGACGGCGAACAACCCCACGTCTCCGTTCTGGAGCGATCCGCGCTCGCGCAGCGCGGACGACCAGGAATGGGCGCAGTGGTATTCGGAATTTACAGGCAACCAGATCCCGACGACGACGAACTACGCGGACGCTTACGGCGACGGGCCGGTGATCGACGGCGAATATACCGACGTCACGCAATCCGACATCGACGGCCTCGTCCGCAACCAGTTCGGCTGGCGCCAAGGCGACGAAGACTACGCCTTCAACTCCAACCTGACGGACGAGCAGTATCAGGGCGACATGGGCCTGCTGACGGACCAGCGGGACCTTGCCTATGCCCGGGCGAACCACGGGCTGTTTGATCGCAACGCACTGGCGCGCGCCGCCTATGACTCGCAGCTCGGGCTCTATGAGCAAGGCTACGACGAAGGCGCTGATCTTCTCGGCGACCAGTACGCCACACGGCAGGGCTTCACGAATAACGCGATCACGGCGCGGGGCTATCTCAATGATCGCGCGCGCGCCGATTTCCTCGACCGCGCGGGATCCTCGTTCGGCGTGACTGGCCGTCTCGGTTCGGTGCAGGACGCCTATGCGCGCTCTGTTGCCGATGAGAACGCGGCCTATGCCGACACCGTGCGCGGCTACCAGAACGCGGACTTCAATCCCTATGCGGAGGGGATGAGCGATCTCAGCGCGTGGCGTTCGCAAGGCCGCGTCGGCGCAGGCCAGACCCGCGACAATCGCGCATGGGATGCTTACGGGACCTATGCCGACGACACGGGCGGGGCGGATGCGGGCTATTATGCCGGTGCGCTGACCTCGTGGGGCAACTACGGCGCGCGTCGTCAGCAGAACTACACGAACCGCTCAAACGCGCGCACGAACGCTTACAACGACTGGTATTCCGGCATCCAGTCTGACTCCAACCGGGGGCAGACCGGGCGCAACGCGATCGCTGGCTTCAACGGCGCTTACACAAACGCCGCCACGAACGCGAACAACGCCAACGCCGCGGCGCAAGCGCAGGGCGCACAGAACGCCGCGAACATCTGGACGAGCGCCGCGGGCAATATCGCGCAGACCGTCGGCGACGCCGCCGCGTCCTGGCGTCGTCGCCCCAACCCCTACGGAACCAACACGCAGGCCGGCGATCCGCCGTTCCCGATCTAGGAGGCCGACACATGGCCGGAAACGACCCCTACCAGCAGGGCCCCTTCTCGCAGGCGGGAAAGCCCGCCCGCATGTCGCCCTATGATCCGATCCGCGCGGCCTATGCGCAGCAGCAGCCGATGCGCCCGACGCCCGGCGCGCTCAACGCCTATGGCCCACCGACGCGTCAGCGTCCGATGGGCTACGGCTTCGGCATGGCGTCGCCGCGCGGCGCCTACGGCCACGCAGAGCCCGATCCCGACCAATGGGGCGGCCCGTCGGACATGGATGCTGACAACGGCTACGGCCCGATGCGTCGGCGTCCGCGCCTCGGCGGCGTCTCGCCCTCCAATCCCTTCGCGAACGGCGGAGGCTACTGATGCCCTTCGTCAATGGACAATGGACCGACAAGGGCGACTTCGATTTCGCGGGCCGGTTCCAGGAAGGCTACGACACCCGCATGAAGCGCGGCGCGACTGAGGATGCGCGCGACGCCTACGAAGCGGGCGACGCAGATCGCGCCGCTCAGCTCATCATGCCTTACGACCCTCAGGCCGCCTCAGGCTATCGGGACGAAGGAACGCGCGCCTATCAGCGACGCTATGCAGACGCCTATGGCTCGGGCGATTTCGAGCGGGCGCAGACGGAAGCGCGAACGCGCGGCGATCTCACGGGGCTCGAGGCCGCGCGCACGGGGCAGAACAATTCCCGCTTCCGCGGGCAGGTCGCAGAGGCGAACAAGTATCGCGCCGACCTTCGCCGCATTCACGCGCTTGCAGACCCCAAGGCGAAAAACGCGGCTTACGATCAGTTCCTTGCGCGCGCCGCAGAAGAGACGAAAGCCTCCGGCCAAGACCCGCGCTTCCTCTCCCAGATCAAGGAAACCTTCCCGGAGTGGAACGAGCAAGCCTTCACGGCTCTGGATACGATGCTGCTTCAGGCAGCCCGCGCTTACGCCACAGACGATCCGGAATCCTACGTCCAGAATTGGGTGAAGGAGCAGGAGCTGGCGCTTACGCAACGCAAGGCAGAACGCGACGACCAGCGTCTCGAATTTGAAGGCCGCCGCGTCACTGCGGCAGAGGCCACGGCGCAAGCGGCGCTTGCGCGTGCTGAAAACGGCGGCAATGCCGCAGAGGACAAAAAGACTCAGCGCGATTTCACCAACGCCGGCCAGCTCCGCGACGACTATCGCAACGAGCCGCTCGTCAAAGGCTATCAGGAAATAAAGAGCGTCTTTGATCGATCGATGGCCTATGTGAACCGCATCGGCGCTGGCCGCGGCGCGCCGGTTGGCGACATCGGCCTCGTCTTTGCACTCGCCAAGATCAACGACCCGACTTCCGTTGTTCGCGAGCAGGAGTTCGCGCAGATCGCGCAAAGCGGCGGTCTCGGCGCGCAGATCAAGAACCTCTATAGCCAGGCAAGCGGTCGCGGTTTCGATCCTGCGACGCGCCGTCAACTTCTGACTGAAATTCGCAGTTCCTACGAAGCCTATTCGCGCAACTACAACTCCAAGCGCGCAGAGTATGCCGAACTCGCGCGCCGCTACGGCATTGCCCCCGGCGACGTCGTGCTGGGTTGGCAGGATGCCCCCGCCGAAGCGCCAACAAACACGCCTCCGTCAGATCCGGCGCTGACGCCAACGCAACGCGGGACGGGCCCGACGCGCTCTTTCCAGACGATGCCGCCGGCAAACCGGCTTGCGGGAAAAACGATCACCGATTCCTCGACCGGAAAGCGCTACCGCTCCGACGGTCGCCAGTGGGTGGAGGTCCAGTAAGTGGCGGGGCGCTTCATCCTCGAGGACGAGAACCAGCCCGACGCGGAGCCGGTGACGGGCCGCTTCGTGCTCGAACCCGACCCGGCGCCGACGGCGCCGTACCGCAACCCGCGATCGCTTTCAGGCGCGACCATCGAAACGCAAGTTCGCGGCGCGCCTCGCCAGACGGTCGCACCGCGTCCGACAGGCGGAAACTGGGCGCAGCAACTTTCGCGCGCCGTGTCGGGCGAAGGCCAGCGTCAGGAGAACGTCGCTGAGGTCGGAGCGATCCTCGACCCGCGCGCATGGATCCCCGAAAACCCGGAGATCAAGAATCCGGTTCTTCGGTGGTGGGATGCGCAGCGCGCGACAAACGCCGTCGGCTTGGGCTTCTTCCTCAATCCAAACGAACAGTCGCGCGCCCAGATCATCCAGCGCAATATCCCGACCTCGCAGTTTCGCCGCGACGAGTACGGCAACCTGCAGGTCCGATATCGTCCCGATCGACCGTGGCTCTACATCAATCGCCCGGGCCTCTCGGGCGAAGATGCGCAGACCTTCGCGAACGAAACAACGAAGTACGTTGCGGCGTCGCGCATTCCAGGGCTTCGCGCCACAGGCGCGGAGGGTGTCATTGCGGGGACCGTCCGCGCTGGCGCAACTGGCGCCGTAACCTCCGCAGCCGGTCAAGGCGCGTCCCTCCCCTTGGGGGCGGATGAAGTTAACGCGGGAGACGTCGCGGTGAGCGGCGTCGGAGCGATGGGCGGAAATCTCATTGGTCACGGCATAGTAGGCCTCGCCAAGACTGCGCCGCAGATCGTTCGTACAGGCGCGCGCGAACTTTCGGATCGTCTCCCCGGAGGCGTGCAACGCGCCGCCGAGCGCGCGGCTTCTGCGACCCGTGCCCAAGTCGCCGCCGAAACGCTGGCCCGCGATCACGCTGAAGCCGCGGTGCGGGCACAGGCGCAACAACTCAACCTTGCGGGCGAAGCGCTTGAGGGGGCAGTGCGGCAGGCGCAGGACGATGCAGTCGCCGTCGTGCAAGCGCAATGGCGCCCCGGTCAAGCGACAGAACTCGACAAGCTCGCAAAGTCCTTCGGGGTGCAACTCGCGCGCGCCCAGACGAAGGGCGACACCGAAGCGATGCGCTTCATGTATGAGGCGGCCGGGGGGCTGCATGGACCGGGCGCCCAACGCGCCGCCGCGGCGTTCCTTGAGGCGCAGAACCGCGCACTCCCGGAGGGCATTCGCGCCATTGCGGGAGATGCGTCAGTAACGTCCGCGCCAGCGGCGGTGAACACAGTCCGCACGGCGATGGAGCGTGCGGCGAGCGCCGGGCGCGAAGCGGAAAACGCCGCATGGGGCGAGTTTGACCGCGCGGTTCCCAATGTCCGCACCTATGACGTGACGCCAAAGGGAAAGCCCGGCGCGGCGCGGTTCGTGCGCGATCGCCTGCAAGGGCTTCTCGTGCAGGACAAGAAGATGGTCCAGCCGCAAGGCGTTGCGGGAGAGCCCAAGCCGCCGGCCGCGATGCTCCCGGAGTTTGAGGCGACTTACCCGCGCGTCGCCCGGATCATGTCGCTCGCCAACCGCATGGCGACGGGCACGAAAGCGGAAATGCCGATGCGCGATGTCGATCGCGTCATCCAGCTCAAGCGCTTCATCGACGCCCAATGGGAAGAAGCAGCGACCGACGCTGAACGCCGCATCATCACCATGATGGGTACGGAAGTCCGCAACTGGCTCAAGGAAACCGGCGGCGGCTATGTGGCGGCGGCGGAGGGCGGCGCCAAGGCGGCAGGAAATCTCGGCGCGCGCGGCGCGGGTAAGACGAGCGACGCGCTTCAGGGCGCACTGCAAATCTCCGCCCAGAACGCCAAGCAGTTCCGCGAGAACACCATCGTGCGCGACATGCTCGACACGCGCCTTGCGCAGACGGACCAGGAAGTAGCGCGCCGCATCTTCGGCGGCGGTGAAGGCGGCCTCAATGTCTCAAGCGAAGGCGTCAAGGCGCTTTCGGCGATCAAGGAAGTCGTGGGCCCGTCGTCGCCGGCATGGGAGGCGATGCGCCAGGCGGCGCTCCGACGCCTCACGCGCGGTCTCGACGACGCTCTGGCGACCAACCAGACGCCCGCGATCATCACCACACACAAGCGCATTGCCGAAGCGCTCCGGAACAACCGCGAAGCGATGCAGCTTCTGTTCACGCCGGATGAACTGGCGCGGCTGACGCAGGCGCAGCGCGTTCTCGCGGCGATGGCGCCGACGCCGCGCAACCCCGCGAACCCGACAAACTCGGGGATCACGGCGGGCCGCGCTCAGCAAAACGCCATCAATATGCTGATGAGCATGCTGAAGCAGGTTCCGGGAGCCAACATCGCCATTGGCGCAGTGGATGACGTCGCCGCCGCGGCGCGCGTCACCGCGGAAACGAGGGGCGCACAACCGCAGGCGAGTTCGGAGATTTCCGACGCACTGCGCGAGTTCTGGTTCGGTCCGCAAACCCGCCTCAGCGGCGTAGGTTCTGCGGTCGCTACCGATGCGCTCAATGATCCGATGGACGAAGAGCCGGTCTACTGACCCATGCCGTATTTCCCCGTCACCCCCCAGAACGATGACCGCCACACACGGGGCATCACCCCGATGCGGCTGCGCAACTGCCTTGTAGAAGAGCAGCCGCAAGGGGCCAACAAGCGCAGCAAATATCTCATCGCACCTACCCCGGGGCGGACGCGGGTGGCGACGTTTTCCTCGAGCGCACGGGGATTGTTCTCCGCGCCGGGCGTACAGAACGGTTCGCTCTTTGCAGCCTATGGCTCAACCGCTGCGGCGGTATCGAGCGCATGGAGCGTTTCCTCCATCGGCACGATCAATGGCGGTGATACGGTCAACTTTGTGGGCTTGCGCACGACGCTCGCGCTTCGGGCCTATCAGTCCATCCACTACTGGGACGGATCGACGTTTTCGACAGTGACAGACCCGCAGGCGCCGGCAGTTCCAACCACGCTTGCAAGCGTGGGGAACAGGCTTCTTGCGGCCGATGCAAACGGCGACACCTTCGCCTGGTCGAAGGCCGGTCTCCCGGGCGACTGGGATCCTTCGGGGATCGCTGCGGACGTTGATCTGCCTGACCCCATCGTGGGGCAAAACGAGATCGGCGGCGACCTCTGGTCCTTCAACTCCCGCAGCATCCAGCCGTGGAGCGCGACGGGCGGGAGCGAGGCTGACGCTTTCATCACCGTTCCGGGCGTGCAAATCCGCACGGGGCTCATGTCCCGGGATTCGGTGGCGGTGCTTTCCATGGGACGCGCGGCGTTCCTGGGGTCCGACAGGGTGATTTATGCGACGTCGGGATTTTCCCTGCGGCCGATCTCCTCGGACTCCATCACGCTCGCGCTTCTGGCCTTCACCGACCTGCAACTCGCCACCGCGAAGGGCTGGACCTATCGTGACGGCCTCAAGGAGTTCTACGGCCTGAACGTCGGGGCGGAGCAAGCCTTCGTCTATGACTTCTCCACGGGGCTCTGGCACGAGCGCACGCGCTATGGCTCCAGCGCTTACGATGTGGACTTCATGGCCGGCGCCTATGGCGAAGTCCTGTGCGCTTCCGCAAACGCGGCCTATCTCTGGAAGCTGGACCCGGAAACCTATCAGGACGACACAAGCCTCGTCCAGCGACAGATGACGGTCAGCGTTCCCGTCGGCGGGTTTTCGGAGATCAACCGCATCGTCCTCGATGCGCAGTTTTTTGACCAGCCGCTCACGGGGCAAGGCTCCGCGCCGACCATGATCCTCGACTACTCGAAGGACGGGGGCCAGACGTGGAGCGTCGATCTAGGGACGCAACGCACGATCGATCTCCCGCCGAACGGGGCGACCAGCCGACGGATTCAGGCGTTCCGCTTCGGGCAGTGCAAGCCTGAGTACGGCTTCCTGCTGCGGCTTACGATCACGGACCCCATCGGATTTGCGATCAATGGCATCTGGGTCAACCCCACTGACGACGAGCTGATCTGATGCAGGCGGAAAAAACCCCGTTCCTGCGCTTCGATCAAAAGCTCGTTGGCGAAGGAGGTCTCCCCTCCCCGTTTACCATACTCTTGATCCGCGTGCTGAACGCGCTCATCAACCGCTTGGGAGGGGAGACATGGAGCGCGGTTCCTTTGCCGAGCTACACGGTCGCAACGCTGCCGACGACGGGGATTGAAACGCCGTCGCTTGCGTATTGCTCAAACGAAACGGGCGGGGCGGTTCCCGTGTTTTTTGATGGGACGAACTGGCGGCGCGTGACGGACCGCGCGATCGCAAGCTAGGCGGAAGCCCGCTTCCGACGGTTCGCCCATGTCCCCATCATGGGATACCGCCGCGTCCTTGAGGACTTCTACGCCAAGAAAGACGACGGGACCGCCTGCACCGATGCAGTGGTCTCTGCGTACCTTGCGGGCACGACCACGCCAACGACGATGTATTCGGACAAGGACGGCACGAGTTCGCTCGGATCGTCGGAAGCGTTTCTCACCACGGGCTATCCGCCAGACCTCTGGATGTCCGACCAGGAGAGCGTGAAGCTCGTCATCACCGGCACGGGCATGACGACGCTGACGCGGGACTATTACGCGCTGGCGGATTCGAGCGCGACGGATTCGGGCGAGAGCGCCAGCGAGTTCAAGAACTTCCTCTCCAATCCGGGCTTTGCGGCGTGGACGGCGGGAACGTCGTTCTCCAACATCTCGGGTTCGGGAACGGGGGTTGAAACCGCCGACGGCTGGTACTTCTCGCAGTCCACGGCGGCGAGCAATGCGGTGTCTCGCCAGACCGCGACGAAGACCGGCGCGCGGTACGGGATGCGCTTCGGGCGCCCCGCGGCGTCAAGCTCGACCAACCAGCTTCGCCTCTGGAAAACCATCCTCACCGACGACGCCTACAGGCTCGCGGGACAGACGGTCACGATCTCGTTCTCGGTGCAGGCCGGGGCGAACTTCTCTGCGGCGTCCTCGCTGCTTTCAGTGATCCTTGCGACGGGGACGAGCGAGGGACAGTCCGGCGACCTCATCGCCTCCTCGGGCTGGGGCGGCCACGTCAACGCGGTCAACCAGAACCAGATCATCTCGACGACGCAGACCCGCTACCAGTTCACCGCAACCCTCAATACGGGGATCAAGGAAGTCGGTGTTCAGCTTGCCTACACGCCGTCAGGCACAGCAGGCGCAAACGACTGGGTGCAGATCGAGGACGTGCAAGTCGAGATCGCCAGCGCCGCGACGGACATGCACGCCGCGCCAGAGCCGGTGGATTTTGTCCGGGGGAAACTCAGCACGGGCGGGCGTCTTCTCGCGGCCACCGCATTCACAGACCCCAACGCAGACCGCATCTTCGGATGGGACGACAGCGCCTCTGACTTCATAGGCTTCACCCTCCCCACGGGGATGAGCACGTCAGGGACCGCGATCACGTTCGGGACGGCTCTGACGAACTACGTGGCTGACCCGCTCTCCGCCGCTGAACTCGCCTCGATCACCGGAACCTTTGGAACCGCAGCCTTCGTAGCTGACTCTTCTCTCGTCCACATATCAGGGACGGAGACGATTACGGGGGCGAAGACGTTTTCGGCGCTCTCGCAGCACAAATATTCTTCGACCGCGACGGGCGCGGACGCCACAGGCTCCGCGACAACGAATGTCGGGCACCGCATCGGAGCGAGCAATGTCGGCAGCAGCGGCTACGGCATAGACATTGGTGTTTCAAACAGCGACGGAACGACATGGATTCAGGCGCGCGATTGGAGCAATTATGCGACAAACGCCACGCTTCGGTTGCAGCCCAACGGCGGGACGGTCACGCGCGGCGGCAACCTTATGTACGACGCCGGCAACCTCCCCGGCACGGCTATAACGTGGACGGCGAACCAGACGATCTCGAAGGACGATCCGGTACTCTATCTGATCGACAGCACGGTCGGCGGGGCTGGCCTCTTTTACACCAACGAAAGCAACGTGCATAAATGGGGTCGGACGGGCGTCGCCTACGATCTTACCCTCAGTTCCACGGCCCTGACAGTCAGTTCGGCGGACACTGTTCTTGCCTCTGCGGTAGCCCCCACAAGCATCTACTCCGCAGGCTATCGTGGAACCCCCGTCGTCAGCGGAAACAGCGCCTATGCGTTTCCGACGACGGATGCGGGCTGCACCATCTATCACGATGAAGCATCCGCCAGGACATGGACAATTCCTGCGAACGCCTCGGTCGCTCACGTCGTCGGCACGACCTTTGTTCTCGACAACACCGGCAATGCCGGCGCTGCGGGCGCGATCACGCTGGCGATCACTACTGACACCCTGCGCCGTGGAGACGGAACCTCCGGCACCGGCTCGCGAACCATTTCCGCCGGGCAGGTCGCCACCATTCGCAAGGTGACTTCGACGATCTGGGTCATCACCGGCGGCTTCACCTAGGAGAACACAATGGCTTTCGTAGACACTCCCACCCGCGTCTTTGTCGAACTGGACACGCAAGGCCATCCCGTCGGCCGTTTCCAGCACGAAGTGCATCGCACGCTGGAGGAAGATCCCGGATATGTCCGCGTCGTGGTCACGGACATCGACGCCGCTGCGTTCGACGCGATATGGGATAACGCCAACATCAAGCTCTCAGGCGATGTGCAGGCGCTCAGCGCACAAATTGCACAGATGCAGGCGACGCTTGCTGAGAAGGATCGCCTCCTCGCCGCAAAGGATGCGCTCATCTCCCAATATACGGGCCTTGAGTCCGCATGGAATGCGCAGATCGTTCCCGCGCTGGCGCAGTACCGGGAAGCGATGGGAGAATGACGGGGGTTTTGTGTGCGCTCGTCGGAGGGCAGTCTTTCGCCGTCAAAGTGACAGCAAACGCGACTGGATCGCAGGCTGCGGGGTCGCCGTCGGGAAACGTGACGACGAGCGCGGGACCGACTTTCACGATCTCGGGCGGCACGTCCCCCTTCACCTACAACAACACGATCGTCACCCCTGACGGGACGTATGGAACCCCAAGCGTCACCGGGGCGACGACGATTTCCCCGACGTTCAACGACACGGTGAACGCACTGAGTTCCTCCAACTCCACGTGGCGACTCACCGTAACCGACGCGGCGAGCCGTACGGCGACCGTCGATTACAGCGTCACCCTGACGAACACCTCCGTCTGAGGAAGCCTCCTTCCATTGCAAAGGGCAATGCTGGCTCCCATGAGCGAAGCAAAGCCCCCTCGTGGATCAAAGCTGCAAGCGCGTCTGAGCGATGCGCCGCGCTATCTCTATACGCACCTGCGCGCTGATGTGGGGGCAATCTGGCGGAAGATGTACGACGGAGGCTGGCGTCCGATGCTGGGCTTTGTCGGCGTCTACATCGCTCACTTCGCCTATGTGACGGCGCCGAAGATGGGGCTCGCGGTGGATTACACTGCCACCAACATCTTCCTGGCAATGGTGTTCGTGCAGGCGCTCGGGCGCGGCGTTGAAAAGGTCATCGCTGAACGCACCGGAACCGCAGGCTGATGACGGTGACGGTCTCTCTCGAACTCCTGATGACGCTACTTCTCGCCATCGGGGGCATCGCCGTCACATGGGGCGTGATGCGCGCTACCGTTTCGGGATACGAGCGCCGGCTTTCTGACCTTGAAGATCGCATCGACGATCACGACGAGACCCTCAAGGCTGTCACGCGCCTCGAAACGGAACTGAAGGGCGTACGCGAAGAACTCCACCGCATTTCGCAATTCGTCGACCGTGTTCGCTTTGGAGCCGTGAAGGCATGACCGTCGAAGTCCGCTGCCCCTCCTGCCTCAAGGGCCTTCGGATCACGAGGATTCGCGAGAGTGAGGAGTTCGCGGAAGCGCGGGGCTTGCGTCGCGACATGGCCTCCCGCTGCCCTCGCAACCGGGGCTCAAACGCTCTTCCCTGCCCGATGGCGCAATCTGAACCGGAGAAGGTGCGGTGAGCCGCGTTGCGGGCGGGGTTCTCCTCCTCGTGTTCCTGTTTGTCGTTTGGGCGCTTCATGCGCTTGGGGTGTTTGAGTGATGTGGTTGGCCGGTCTCTTCTCATGGCTGAAGGCGATCCCAAGCCCGGTGAAAAAGTGGCTGGGGATTTTGCTGGTCGGGGCTGCGTTCGCGTGGACGTTCTGGAGCTTCGGACAGGCGGACGCAGCGTCGAAGGCCAAGGTCCGCGAGGCCCGCGCGCTCCAAGCCCAAGCCGAACGCTACGCCGAAGAGATGGCCCGCGTTGCGGCGATCATGGCGCAAGCGAGCGCCGACGTTTCAAAGACTGAGACCCGCGTGGTCCGGGAGGTTTCCCATGCACGTCAACAAATCGAGGCTCAACCTGGCTCTCGGGCCGGCATTGACGCTGACACTTGGGCTGCTGCCCGTGCTTCTCTCGAGCGGCTGCGCCAGCCGGGCGACGGCGGCGATCCCGCCAGTGGCGATCTCGCTCCCGGCAAACGTCGTTGAACCGTGCGCCCGCGCGACTGTTCCGGCGTCCGACGCGCCGTCTGTCGGTGAAGTCCTCACCTTCGCGGTGGAAACGGAAGCGGCTCTGTCTGTGTGTGAATCGAAGCGCGCGGCTGCGGTCTCTATCGCCCAAGCGCTGAACGAGGCCGCGCAAAAGCAGGTCCCCGAAAAGCGCCGCGACGGGCTGCGTGGATTTCTAGGATTCTAGACATGAGGATCGATCTTCAAGTCGGCTACTACGAAGACGAAGAGTTCGGCGTTGGACGCGTCGTCTCCATGATCGATCGCCGCGGCCGGGAAACCATCGACGTGACCGAAGCCTCCCGCGCCATAGTCCAGCTCATAGGCTGCGATCTTCGCCGTGAACTCTGAGTCAACCTTGGGGAGACTGAGGCGGAGACGGTGAACTAGGGGCTCCGGGAAGCGGCATCCAGTGGGTGGGCTCGTATGTTTCGTAGCCTTCGCCATGCACCTCGGTCCAAGCAAACTCACCACCGGCAAAGCCGTACCAGTGCGCGACTTGCATGACCGCCGGGAAATCTCCCAGCGTGGGACGCGTGTAAGCCGGGACGAATATGAGCACAGGCGTCCCATCCTTCGGGGCCGTCTCTATCGGTTGCCACTCACTCAAGCAGCGCTCTCCTGCAAAGGTGTCATAGCCTTGGCGATGCGGTCGGCGGGTTCAGGCTTCCAGTGTGTCGGCTCCCACTTTTCGCCGCGCCGTCCCCAAAGCCACGCGCCGCCCACCCATCGCGTGTAGCGAACATAATAGCGGGTACGTCCGTACCTAGGCCACGAAGGCGTGTAGCTACTTTTGGCGCGGATTGCGCGGCCGTCCTTCGGCGCGTTGTCGATTGGCTCCCATGTGTTCACGCCACCTTCTCCTCAATCTCCCGCGCCCACCGTGAAATGGTGGACAGCGGGACGCCCGTCTGGCGATGGAGGTCCACCCGCTTTCTCACGCCTTGGGCCATGAGATATTCCACATGGGCGCGAGCGGTCGCGTGGCCGGTGTTCTGGGAAACTATGGGCGCTCGGTCGCTCACATGGGCGCTCGGCGCGCTCATCATGGGCGGTGGGTGAGCGGCTTGAGCGGTCGGAGCGGCCACGGTGAGCGCAATCCCGCCCGCTGTGGCAAGCCGGATTCCCAACTGAGCGCTTTCCCGCTCACGGATGCGCTTAAGCTCTTCGGCCGTTTCCGCGTCGGCTTGGGCTTGGGCGGCGCGGAGCGCTTGGCGACCCTCCCGGATATGCTCGGCGCACAGGAATAGAAGCGGCTCAAAGGCTGTGAGAAAGAATACCATCCATTGATTTGCGAGATCGCCGCCCGTCGCCCATGCCAAGGCTAGGCCATGAGAAGCCCACCAGGCGCAACCAAGCGCGCCGGCGGCCACCACAACCCCGACGATTGGCATTTGAGCGGTGAGCGCCCGGCGCGCGAGAACTGCCGCCACGATCCCGAGAAGTTGGCAGGTGACGCACATGAGCGCCTTGTCTGTCTGGCCGATGGCGGCATAAGCGCCAATGCTCATCTTCGCGATGACGAGCGAAAGGACCACGGCCGCGCCGTTGATCCACCAATACATTTCGCGGGCGGCCAGTGCGGCACGGTTCAGGGAGGAGAGGGAGACCGACATTCCCCCAAGGCTGAACAATCGCGGTAAACTATTTCTTAACCGACCGCGCCAAAAGATTCTCCCTGCGCAACTCTGAGAACCCGCCGCTACCCCCGACCCAGACCTGAGTCTCAACGGTGGTTATTCCTAGGGTTGCGCAACAGATTTTGGCGATGGTCTAGGACCACCGCAGGGGCCGGGAAACCGGCTGGCGGAGTTCAGGGGCGGAACCTGAAATCGGCTCCAAGTTCCGGGAGGGCGGCAGAGAAGAGGGCAGACCGGCGCCGGTCGTGCGGCAAGGCAAGTCGGGGTAGCTCCCCGTGGAAATTCCGAGCGAAGCCCTCGTTCCCTCCCGGATTTAGTTTGCAGGCCCGTGCCAGCCACGACACAACCCGTATCCCCGGCGCGGGGCCTGCAAAGGCCGGGGGATTTTCAACTCGTGACAATCTGTCACGATCTGAGTTCTGCGGCGGCGTGGAAGGACACGCATTGAGACAGCACAGACCAGTCCAGCTGACCGTTGACCCGCACTGCTGACAGAAAGCGGGCGAGACTGGAGCCGGTGTCGAGCCCGGCCCGCAGAAACAAAACCGGCCGCCGAGGATTTCTCCCCGGCGGCTTTTGCTTTGCATCGCGACGCGCGCTATTCTCGCAACATGCGAGTTGTCCTCTACGACGAAGAAACGCTGGAACCCCTCACGGTTCTGAATCTGCCGATCGATCCTCGGCGTTTAGCTGATTCCGGCGCCTGCCGACATTTCACCTTTCCGATTCCGATGCCGTTTCTGATGACCCGCTCGGAGATCGATGAGAGCATTCCGCGGCCAATCCCCGTCGTCCACATCTGGTTCGAGAAGATCGAACACACACACCGCCCGCCGCTCTGGCTAGCGCTAACGAAGGAAGTGGAGAACGCGCTGCTGTTGCGCTCCGTGTTCCTGCCGGGGCAGCGAAAAGAGGTCCGCGAAGAGTACGAGCGCGGCATCGTGGACGGACTCATGCGAGCCCTCGGCGGATAAACAAAAAGCCCGCCGAGTTTTCCCCCGGCGGGCTCAGTGTTTTAGGCGACCCGCTTCGGCTGCCCGAACTTGATCCCGAAGAGGTTTCGGGGTTCGCGTCCGAGGGCTTCGCGAGCGGCTTCGGCCCGTCGCGCGTCAGCCTCCGCTTTCAGTTCCGCCTCGCGGATGAGACGATCCTGTTCAGCCTTGAGGGCTGCGAGACGGCGGTTCGCCTCCGCTTCCGTTTCCGGCTTCGCCTTGTGGAAAGCCGCCGCTGCAAACGGGACCATCCCATAGAGGAAGGCGGCCCAGAGCCAGCGGAACGGATCGAACTTCGGCGCGAGCGGCTTGATCGCCTTCTCGAGATCGACCGCAGCCTGCCGGCGCGCGAGGCTGTCGATGGTGTCGTCCACCGACTGCGCCAGCGCGGCCTTGTGGGCTTCCGAGCCGTGATACTCTTCCCATGCTTTCGTCTGCGCCTGGAAGGCGAGGGCGTTGCCTAGATAGGTCACGGGCGCGACAAGCAGCATCACCGACAGGCAGCGGGCGCCGAACGCCCGGTTGCGCTGCTCGGGCCGGGGGTCGGACTTCATCTCGCTTGCGGCGATGGAGCCGAAGAGCGAGAGAAGCCCGCAGAGGAGCGAGCCCGCCGCTTCGATGGGCGCAAGCCGCACCGAAACCCCGAACACCTCCACGACCTCCTTGTTGATGAGGAAGATCCCCAGACCGGAATAGACGTCGAAGGCGAGAATGGCGGCGAGAGAGAAGGCGATCACCGGCCAGTTGCGGGTGGCGACGCCAAGTTTCTTGCCGTTGATGAGCTTCTTTTTCCGGGGCTTTGCGGCCCCGTCGAACGTAAGTAGGTTGAACATGGTGTCGGTCCTTTCGACACTGCGGCTTTCGGGTCGCGGCTCTGGCGGGGTGCGATCCCGCTGGAGCCGAAAGCCTTGGTTTCCATGAGAAAGAGCGGGGGACCGCGACCGATCCCCGGCGGATTCGGGTCCGCCATAACTAGCTATGTAGCTAGCTACTGGCGCCGTGTCAAGCCCTTGACGGGAAAACCGGCGAGGCATAGCTAGCAATCATGGCAAAGCCCGCAACCCCTACAGAGCGCGCCGTCAACTGGCGCAAGGACATGATCGAAAAGGGCTACCAGCAGAAGGCGTTCCTGCTGAGCAAGGACGCGCTCAAGGCGCTCGCGAAGCTCAAGGGGGTTCACGGCACGGAGCGCGATGCGGTGGAGCACGCATTGATCGAAACCGCCAAGGCAGGGAAGGGCAAGCGATGAGCCGCTACTTCATCCTCGAAAATGGCGAGCCGGTCCCCGCAGCGGACATGAGGACGTGGGCGCTCTGGTTTGAGGACGTCTCGCGATCCATGACGCGACACGTCGGAGATGACACGATCGGCGAAGCGCGTGTCTCGACTGTCTTTCTCGGCATGGATCATTCATGGGGCGACGGCCCGCCGCTGATCTTCGAGACGATGGTGTTCGGCGGTCCCCTCGACGGCGAACAGGAGCGCTACCCCACGACGGATGAAGCGATCGCCGGCCACGCCGCCATGTGCGAGCGGGTCCGCACAATCAACCGTCTCGCGCCCCGTTAATTCCTCGATAACCGAACGATTCGACTCTCCCCCTCGCGCGGGATCACCGGAACGTCCCACAAGCTCTTGTCGCCAATCTAGCCGAAGGGGCGATCTCCAAGATCCCGCGCGCCCTCCATTAGCCCGGAGGCGTTCTCCCCTTAAGCCCAAATGAAACTTGGCCCGCCGGGGATTCCTGGCGGGCCTTTTTCGCGCGGCGCGAAGCGGTGTAGAAGAGGGGGATGAACATTCGCCTTCAATGCCAGTGCCCGAAACGCCAACCGATGC